AACGCCCAATTGGGCAGAAAGAGAATGACTATGTCTATCACCTCTATTGTGACTCCATCCGGGATGACTCAGCCCAAAAGCAAGGCAACGCTTAAGGCGTCAACAGCCTTGAACGGGAACGGGCATATCAAACTCGCCGATGCCATCGAGTCGTTTTTTGAGTGGGGATCAAACATGGCGGGCGTTGACGGAAACATCGTCCGCGCTCTTAATTTTTGGGGGACAGACTCCAAAGAAGACAAGGCCGCCCGCGACGATCTATGGAAGGCAATGAATTGCGGCTACCTAGTCCGCAAGCTCGGATACACGCGAGACCATGCAGCGGTCGTTTATGGCCGGATGAAATACAACAGCAAGAATCCAGATAACAACACAGACGACCATCGCACGGCTGAGGAACAACGTGTCATTGACACATGCCGCCAAATGAAGAGTCGCGCCATGAAGCTAGCAGGCATCAGCGATCAAACTGAGGCGCAACGTCTTGCGCTAGAATCCGCGCAAGAGACTCGCGAACAGAAAAAGCGTGAAACTGAGGCACGCGAGTTACAACTTATCAAGGCGGACGAAATTGTGAACCCGTCAGACGAAACCGACCCTATCGAAGCCCTAACGCGCGTTGCACTGACTCTTAAGGCGTTGCAGAAAAAATACGCTCTTAAGCTTAATGGTGACATTGGTTCGGCATGGCGCAATTGGATTGACGACGCGCCCGTCGGAACGAAAGCGCCTAAGGTATCTTCCAAGAAAAAGTAAACTCACACTGGGGAGCGCGCAAACGCGCTCCCCTTTTTTGCTTCGCGCTATGCGACGCGTGCGACGCATAGCGCGGTGCAATCCTGCCCGCATAATGGAGCATTACCATGCGACATACCAAACATAATCTAAAACTCAATAGCGCGCGTTTCCTGGAATGGATAGCGGCACGCGAGTGCGTGACAGAGCGCGCCTATGGCGATATTCCTGGGATCATACCTGCGGAACGCTCCGCGAGTAGCATGGACTCGATTATTGATCCTACTACTGGCAAGTGGAAAATACTATCAGGAAAAGAGTATCTCGCGACACTGCGAAGGTACTTGCGCGATGACATTACCTCGCAAGAGCGCGCTTATTTGTGGCGCCGATTTATGGGTGATCCAGCTTACTTGCCATTGCCGAGGCCGCGCGCGATCTAGACCAGCACGACTCCAACAAGCCGGCGTTCGCAAGAACGCCGGCTTTTTATTGTCTTAATGATAGCACGTGCTACTGGTTGCGCTTTTACGAAGGTATCTAATTACAAGGTAGTTTTAAGTTTCTAGCACGTGCTACTGGTTGCGCTTTTACGAAGGTATCTAATTACAAGGTAGTTTTAAGTTTCTAGCACGTGCCATCGGATGGCACGTATTTTTTATCACCTATTACAACATGCTATAGGACGCGCTAGAAAACGCCAAACGATAGAGCGCTGTACCAGTATATCACCAAAAATCGCTTACCAATGGACCATGCTAATAGGTGAGGGGTGCTTTGTGCCGGTCTGTGCCGGCGATTCGGTGGCTACCACAGAGCTTTGTGCCGAGGATATCGTTGCGGCACAGGGACTGTGCCGATTTTTCCGATTGTGCCGGTCCGACCAATGGCAGGGGGTCCCCAAGGGGGTCACGTGCCAGCGTGCCGCCAGATTCTCTCTCTCTCTCTCGCGGAAAATAATATATATATATATATATAGGATGATTGTGGCAAAATTGTGGCAGTGTGATTCAGTTTTTGTCTTTTTCCGCGACACTTTTGGAAAAATCGGCACAGTCCCTGTGCCGCAGGCACTTCCTCGGCACAACGCAGTGCAAATAAGAAAAAAAGCCGACACATGCCGGCACAAAGGTTTATAATCCTATAAAGTGGTGTCACATAATGTGACACCACACCCTCCATGCAAGCCGATCAGTTTGACGTGCACCATGAGCCTGTGCAAATATGCGCAGAAGCCGCGTGGTAGCAAGCACGCGGCCTCTGCTGACCACAATCGAGATCGGAGGTCTCAATCATGGCTGGATATACCGATATCATGGGCCAGCGTTTCGGGCACCTCGTTGTGCTGAAATTTGCCGGCCGCAATTACCACAAGCAAACCAGGTGGCGGTGCCAGTGCGATTGCGGTAATCAGATCACCGCTTATGCGCACGACCTGGCAAATGCGCGCTCATGTGGATGGGATTGCCCGTTCGCTGCGCCAGCGTCCGACCGGATCAAGCCGACCATATCCGCACCACACCCGCCGACGGAAGCCGATATACGGCGCATGCTGGAGCAGAAACACCGGCGGGAGCAGGAATTAGAGGATATACGCGCAGCCGTAAGAGATGGCAGGCCGCTCCCTGCTCCACAAGTGAACAGGAGCCGCTGGTGACCACCTCCATGTTGCCAGGCATCGAGGCAACCGGACCGCCTGTCATGCCGAGAGTAGAAACAAACATGCCAACGCAATTCGACCCGCTCAAGGCCGCACGCGAGGAACTCGCCGGCCTCGGCGACATTCACCGCGTGCTCTTGCGACGCGAGCGCAAGGCCGAAGAAGCCATGTCAGAAGCCGAGAACGAGCTTAACGCCATACGCAAGCTTATTGGCTATGTTCAAATCGGTCAGAACCAGCTTAAAGAACGAATCAAGGAACTGGAGTAGCCAAAATAACTAGAATGATAAGGTGTCACATAATGTGACACCCTGGAAATGGGGAGCTGGAAATGAAAATGCGTCGTTGTCAGGTAAGGACACAGCCACATGGCAATTATCCAGGAAACGCTCGACGGGCAGCTGAGCATCGTGGTCATTGACGGGCTCAGCTTTGCTGAATTGCGCTTAGCCAACCTGGTCCGTGACCGGGAATGGGACCCCTCCCATCCCATCACGCTGGAGTTCAGGGGTAACGAGCTTGGCGGCGAATGCGGCGAGGCGCAGAACATCATCAAGAAACTTGCCAGGGCGCGCCTTGGCGTCCGGGGAACAACAGCGACCGTGGAAGACCTCGCGGAAGACCTCGTGGAAAACCTCGCAAGGAAACTAGCCGACGTGGTAATCTGCGCAGACCTGATCGCGATGGCGATCGGAGTCGACCTCGGCAAAATGGTGCGTGAGAAATTCAACGAGAGCAGCGATAGGCTTGATCCGGCTTCAAGGCTGAAAGAAAATGCCCAGGACCAGAGCCAGACGTTCGAAGGCAGCTGAGCAGCTCAACAGGCAGATCGCGAGCGCGCATCCGGACCGGCAGCGCCACTCCGACGGCTGGATTGGCGACGCCGCGCACCGCCGGCGCAAAAGCGACCACAATCCCAACAAGGACGGCGTGGTGCTCGCCGAGGACATTACCCATGATCCGGCGAACGGCTTCGATGCGTCCAGGCTGGCCGAAAGCCTGCGCAGGTCCAGGGACCCCCGTATCGATTACGTGATTCACAACAAGCGCATTTTCAGCGGAGACAAGGGCTGGCGATGGCGGCCCTATGACGGCCACCCGCACAGTGGCCACATCCACATTTCCTTCGCCAAGGATTCCGAGCTATACGACGACGGCAAACCGTGGGTGATCGAGTAGCATCCGCACCCGCACCCCGCCTGCCTTCACATCCGCGTAGGAAAGAGGAGAAAACCCTATGGCCGCAGTTCCCGTGGTTCTCAACGGCGTCATGTACCCCAAGGGCAGGGACGCAAACGACCAGCCCGTGCCAGCCGTGTTCTGCGGCTATCTCTCGATCGAGGGTTTGTCCGTCGGCGGCGGGCCGGTCATCCCCGACACGCCGGTGCCGCCCGACCCGCCGATCGACGTGCCGCCTGACCAACCGCCGCCGTCCGGCCCGAGCGTTGCCGTGGTCGTCAAGCCGGCGCCCGTGACAGGGGGATGGGGGATTGCAACCGACACCTCAGGCACGTTCAAGTGGTTTTTCACCCCGGGCACCACGACGGCCAGCCCCAAACGGTAATCTAATCCTCCCCGCGACTGGGCCGCCCCGGCGGCCCACCCTTCCAATGCCCCGCCAAGCTTCGCCAGAAGCCCGCCCATGAGCGATCTGACATTCCAGGACCTCCAACCCGCCACACCCACCTGCAGCGCTGTGGGGCGCCCAGGCGCCCAGGCGCCCAGGCGCCCCGGTTCGAGGAATAGTTGCCACGCCGTAACCTCTCATGGTAGTATCATCTTGCGGCTAACCCTAACCAAGGACACAACCAACATGAGAAACCTGTTGCTGGCCGGCGCAGCTGCGCTGGCGCTGACCTCTTATGCCCTTGACGAGGCACGTGCCGACGTCATCATCAATAACCAGCTGTCTGGTACGGGTGACAACGTGATCTTCGACTCTGCGACTCCAGGCAGTCTCGTTGTCGGCAGCTTCAACGGCCAGCATCAAGGGCTCGTTGATTTTACCTGCCTGGGCGGCTGCGCCAACTACACCGGTGTTCAAAACGGCAACGACCTGAAAATCACGGCAACCGGCCTCACCAACATGCAGGTTCAGGTCTTCGACACGACTGGCCTCAACCCGTTGGCCACGGCGACCGATGTCTTTTCCATCACCGGCACTGGCGACGTGAAAGTAGGCGTCACCGCAAACGAGGCAGGTGGCGGCACCAAATTGTTCACCTTCGACCTGAATTCACTCTTCGGCCCGCTCGGTCCTGGACAGAACGGGTTTACCCTGACCGCCATCAACAACGAGAGCATCAACAAGTTCACGCTTCTCGATGTGGGTGGGACAATCACCGATTTTGAGCATTATCGCGTGGATGTCGCCAATCCGCTGGCAGTCCCCGGTCCAGTTGCAGGTGCCGGTTGGCCTGGGATCGCGTTTGCAAGCCTTGGCATGCTTTGGTTTGGACGCAATCGCCAGCGGCGCAGCAGCGTGCTATGATGCGCGGCGGCCCGGCATTACAAGTGCCGGGCCGCCACTTGACGATGGAAATACGCATACCCCGGTTCATCGTTCTAGCGTGCCGCTGGACCTTCGACCGGCTGGCGGTGGCGCTCATGCCGCCGCCTCGCCCTATCGGGCTTGTCATCCTTGGCTACAATCTCACCTGGACTGATGTGGGTCTTGCGGCGTGGACCATGGTCCTCGCCGCCGGCAGCTGGTGGTGGTACGGCCGCCCGCTCATGGCGGCCGCCGTGATCCTGACCATCATCGCCGGCTGCGCGCTGACACCACTGCCATCGGAAAAACCCGAAGAAAAGAAGGAGTAACCAGCATGAAGAAATTGCTTGCTTCCACTGCGCTGCTCACCACACTGGCAACGCAGGCACCGGCTGCCGTCATCACCGATCTCGGTCTCGATCCGACCTCGGCATCGGGGTCGTTCAATCATTCACTTGGCTCGAGCACGAGCGCATTCGACGATCAGTATATCTTCCACCTCGACCACACCATGACGCTGACCATTGCCAGCGTCACCAACGTGTTCCCGAGCCCGACCGACTTTATCACGAGCTTCACGGGAACCGTGTTCAGCGACCCGGACGGCATCATCGGCAACGGCGACGATATCCCGCTCATCGGCCCTGTGCTCGCGACCACACCATGCGGCGCGATCGCGCTCTGTCAGGGCTTTGCCGGCAGCGCCGTCCTTGCCGCAGGGAACTACTATCTGGACATTTCCGGCGTGGCGGGTGGTACCTCCGGCTACGGCGGCAACCTGGCAACCTTCGCCGTTGTCCCCGGTCCAGTGATTGGCGCGGGGATGCCAGGTGCCGCGCTCGGCCTGCTTGGTCTTGGCTGGGTTTTAACCCGCGTGCCAAAGAAACGCGCCGCGAGCGCATAACCGACGACTGGGCTGTAACGCTTGGAGCAGCCTTGTCCAGGCCCGGGCGCCGAGGATAGCCGCAAACCTACCCTCCTACTCGCGCCCGGGCCGCCTGCGAAAGACCTGACCGTCTCGAAGGCGCGTTGTGGGGCGTCGCCATTGGCCTGGTGGTCGTGGCCATCTGGTTGATATTCCATGTGAGATGGTGAGGTGGTGATGAACAAGCCGATTTTGTTGATAGATTTCGACGGCGTTTTGCACCAGTATACGAGCGGGTGGAAGGGCGAGGATAACATCCCCGACCCGCCCGTGCCGGGCGCGTTGCGTTGGCTGCTCAAAGCCAGCGAATATTTCGACGTGCAGATTTACTCGTCGCGCTCCAGAACACCTGCGGGTATACGAGCGATGATCATCTGGCTGCGCGGTCATGCCGTCCGTGAGTGGGGTGATTCTGGCCGCGCCGAAGAGTTCATGGACATGATGAAATTTCCAGTATTGAAACCTTCGGCATTCCTGACGATCGACGACCGGGCGATATGTTTCAACGGAGATTTTGAATCACCGACTCTTAACCCAACGGCGCTACTTAAATTCAAGCCATGGAATAAACGGTGAAGATTTTTTCTCGTTATCCGACTGACGACAAATTAATAACTAGCGACTATCGTGCGATACTCCAATTATTCCGCGCTCATAATCGCGAGGTAATCTCGCGTCATTCTGATCCATGCCCTGAATGCGGGTTATGTAATCCCGAGTGGAAAGACTCGTGCCAACATAAAGACTGGTGTCCAAACTATCGCCGCTAACTACCTGACAAACCTATATTTTTCACTTGACAAAACACTATATTTTACGCTATAATTCTGCTTGATGTTGGGTAATCCCTCATCAAGCAGAAAGGTGTCACATAATGTGACACCAGATTTACTGAACAGGAGTTTCCAATGCATTTACCACAGTTTGACTATGAAAGCATGATGTTCGACAACTGGCGTGCGTTTCACGTCGTTCATGAATGGTATTTCGTTCAGTTCGATACTGGCGAATGTGCTGTCGTCGGTCGCCGCTGGTCTCCCACTGAACGAAAGGTCTACCAGAACCTTCATCTCCAGGTGACGAGCACAAACGACAAGGACTGCCCGCCGTTGTTTATTCCTGGGCAGGAAAGTAACAAGCCAATTCCCAAGTCACACCTCAATCATAAGGGGATGCAGGTACTCTTGCTGGATCACGACTCACAACGCGCGGTTTCACTCGACGGCTGGAGCTGGATGACCAGTGATACCGACGCAGGCCGCACAATTCCGGAACGCTTTGTCAGCCCGGACCGACGTGGCCGCAACGTGTGCGCCTACTACGCCGGCCCTGGCGCTTTTCCATTGGGCGCGGTGCCGATCACAAGACACTACCCGCATCCACTTACCGCGGTTCAACGTGCGCACATCACCGAACTCAAGAATGCATGCGAGTTGTGGCTTCAGATGCAGCCTGATCCCGTGGAACTCGGCCGAGAGCACCATGAGATGGTCCGTGATGTACAAACCAGAGTGGACTATTTTGTGGATATGCCGTTCAGCGTGCTGACCACACATCAACGCCTGGCAATTGCCTCGCGTGGATTCGACATGATCAAACAAGAGACCAATGCCTACCTGACGTTCAAAACCCGGTTCTAGTTTAACAAGCGAGATCAGGAGAGGAGTAACTGACTCAAGAAGGTGTCACATTGTGTGACACCAACTCACTTAAAAAAGGTCCAGCAAAATGAAGAAGCTTACAATCTCCCAGCTCAAGACTGCGGTCAAAGAACTCGTGGTTCGCAAGAACATGGTCATCCTTGTGCGGGGAGGATCAGGAGTCGGAAAGTCCGAAGGCATCGACCAGGCGATTACCGAGTTGGACAGCCCGAGCGCCCTTCGGGCGCTGCTGGGACCATCATGTACTTATACTGGCACGGTCATGGATGAGATCAGACTGAGCCAGTATGACAGCGTGGAGTTTCGTGGTTTTCCCCAAGCTGATAAGAAGACCGGAACGGCGATCTGGTATCCGCCAGCCACCATGCCGTTCATCGGGAACGACTCGTTCCCGGACGACAAGATCATCGTAATATTCCTGGACGAGGCACCTGATGCGAAACCCGACGTATTTGCCGTTATGCAGCAACTTGTTCTTAATCGTTGCGTGGGTGAGCATGTACTTAAACCTAATGTCCGCATCCTGCTCGCAGGCAATCGCGAGAGCGATCAGGCATTGGCTAAAAAGTTTCCTATGCCCTTGAATAACCGTGTCCTGCATTTCGAAGCAGTGAACACGGTCGACGAATTCTGTGTCTATGCCCAGAGCAAGGGTGTGCCATCCATCTTCATCGCCTTCTGGCAATTTCGCCAAGAACTCGTGAACACTTTTGATTCAAAGAAGATCGCGGCGATCGTGGCGACGCCGCGCACGTGGTTCTTCGCAGTCGATCTGTGGCAGGACAAGCGGCTCGATCCTGTCATCAAGGAAGCCGCCATGATCGGCGCCATCGGCGAGGGGCCGGCAATGGAGTTTCTTGCTTATGTGGATGTGTGGGCGAATCTCCCGGCGATCGACAAGATCATCAAGGACCCCGATAACACACCTGTACCTGAGGAACTGTCGATCAAGTACGCCACTGCCATGCATGTCAGCGAGAAGATGACACTCGCCAATGTGGATCAGCTTCATATCTACTTGAGGCGGTTCACGGCGGAGTTCGTGGTGATGGCTTGGCAATTGGCAACCGCTCGCGATGCGACGCTGTTCGACAGCGACGCCTATATGGACTATGTGAAAAGGTATCGTGAAATCTACAAGCAGTAAAAAAGAAGGAATGACTGAACATGACCAAGAAAACTTACAAGGTGGAATTATTTTTTGAAATGCGATGCATCACGCGCGGCTGGACCGTGCAGGCTGCATCCGAAAAGGAGGCAGAAGCTATTGTCCTATCGTGTATCGGTGAGGACGATGGCTGTTTCGACAGCGAAAAGTTTGACAAACTCGGAGGCTATGCCGAAAGCTGGGACACGTGCAACGGCACGGACTGCGAGTATGAGTTGGATACTGTCGAAGCCTGCGAAGACGGGCGCTATGACATGGGATGTGCTATCGAGCGTGCTCGTGGTGAATGAGAAAAACCATAGGGCGGGGACAACCCAGAAAGGATGTGCTGTCAACGCGGATCGCTCCCATAAACAGCAACAGAGCCCCGCCTCACACTTACTTAACAAAAGGAAAGTATAGCTATGTCACATTCTAAAGGTATCCTGCGCAATCCGCAGAAAGTAACATGTCGCAAGGTCCGCCTCAATGCTGAGGGTTACGCCTATGGCGGCCGCCACTATTTCGGCAGTGGACCCCCGCTCTACTATGTGGAGTTGGTTACTCCTGGCGGTGTAGTTAGCGGTCACGTCCGCGCCAAGTCCAGGGCCGAAGCGATCGAGGAAGCAAAGACACGTCCCTGGTATTGGGGGATCAGATGAAACGCGCCTATGCTTCGGCCAGAGCGGCACGCATTGGCAAGGGACAGATCATCATCTCTCTCGACGGCCCGCGCGGTGGCACGCAATATACCGGTGAGCTTTCTCGCGAATCAGCCGCGAGGTTGATGTTCGAGCTTAACCGCGCGCTCAAGGAGACTGAGGACCCTGCAAACCTGGACCCGAGCCCATGGATAGTGACGTCAAGGAGTGACTGAACATGCGACGACAACAACAGAACCAACTTTCCGTCTTCGAGACATCACGTGCTGGACTGGTCAAGGTGAAAGCCTTGATGTTCTTCGCGAGCATCCTGCTGCAAACCCCGATGATCGAGGACCCGACGTGCGCCACGGCGTGGACCAACATGGTGGTGATCGGGTACAACCCAGCCTTCATAGAGTCTCTCGACGTCCCCACTGCAAAATTCGTGATCATTCACGAGATCATGCATATTATCCTGAAGCATGGTCTAAGATTATGTGGTCGCGATCCCGAAGAATGGAACAAGTGCTGTATCAGTGACGATACCCTTGTCTTGATGGCGGACGGCACAAGCAAGCAAGCCGGCAATATCCGTCTTGGCGAATACGTGTGGTCGCCATTTGGTCCAAGCATGGTCCTCGATGTGATCGACAAAGGTATTCGCGAGGTGCTTCATCTCTCGCACAACGCCGGCGAATGCTGGGCGACCCCTGATCATCGGTTCTTGACAGAAAGCGGGTTCATCGATGCCGAGCTACAGAATACCAGGCTGCACGGGCACATTCTCGGAGTTGCCAGAAGCGCAAGAATTCATTCGGCAACACTACAAGGATATGTCGATGCGCGACTTGGCGCTGACGACAGGCGTTGCTTATCACAACATCGCCAGGTTCATGGAGGTCAACAAGCTGCTAGCCGATCGATATACGACCAAGCGTCGGAATATCTCCTTGGCGCTTGCCTTGACGCCATTGGAGCTGGCCTACCTGGCTGGGATCATCGACGGCGAGGGCACGATCTCTGTAGCGCAGAACAGTATCGTGTATTTACGACCGCATATCGTGATCTCGAATACGTCAACTCTCCTGGCCGAATGGCTCCGCATCCGTGGGTTCGCACCTCATTGGGCGAAGAATACCATTGGGCGGGATTATTGGCGGATTTCATGGAGCGGCTTTTCTCTCGACAAGCTTCTGCCATTGATCCGACCGTACCTGGTAATCAAGGCTCGGCACGCGGATTTGCTCTTGGAACTCATATCGCTTCGGCGGCAACAATCGAAAAATTCGCCGCTGACGGAACGTATGCACGAGCTTGTCTTGATGATCGCATGGCTGAACGATCGGACGTTGTCATCAGGCGAAAAGGAGAAACGCGATGCGTTATCGATCTCGTCACTGAACACCATGTTTTCGCAGCTGGTGGATTACTGACCCACAATTGCGACTATGCCATCAACATCATACTCAAGGACCTGGGCTTCAAGGTCTGGCAGTGGGCGTTAATCGATGACCGGTATAGGGGCATGACTGCGGAGCAAATCTATCTGGCGCGCCAGCTGGAGCGCGAACAAAACAAGGGTAAGGGCAAAGGCAAGCAGCCCCAACCTGGGCAAGGGCCCCAGCCACCCGAGTCAACCCAAGGTGGGCTAGGCGGTGACCTGAAGCCCGTGCCGGCAGTGACGGCTGATACCCGCGATCGAATTGAACACGAGATCAGCAAGACCTTGGCGCGTGCCACTGCCATCGCCCGCGAGCACGGCGTCATGCCCGGGATACTCAAAGCGATCATCACTGCCACGTACGAGGACCCCGTGCCATGGGACCAGGTGCTGGTCGACTACATGAGCGCATGTCTCAAGACCGAGGAGAATTGGCGCAGGCGTAACCGTCGGTATTCTGACGTGATCCTGCCCTCGTATAAGTCCGACGGCATGGATGAGCTGACCATCGTTGCCGATTCATCTGGCAGCATGTTCAACAAGGCGATCTTCGAACGCATTGCGGTTGCCGTGAATTACATCGTTACCACCATCAAGCCCATGATAGTTCGAGTTGTGTGGGCGGATGACTCCGAGATGTCGAGCATCGACGTGTTCGAGAACGGTACCGAGGTCGTGCTCCATCCGAAAGGAGGTGGTGGCACCGATATGCGACGTCCGTTAAAATATGTTGCGGAGCAGTACAGTCCGGAGGTGGTTTTGCTGCTCACCGACGGCTACACACCGTGGTTGGAAACTCCACCGCCCTATCCATTAATTATTGGATGTACCACCAACGCACCGTGTCCGGACTATGCCAGTATTGTAAGGATTGACGTGCCATGATGGCTTCACTGCGTGATCTTACTGAAGCTGAGGGTAATGCTCTTAAGAAAGCTCTAAGCTATGATCCAGATACTGGATTGTTTGTTTGGCTGGTAACAAGCTCGAAGAAAAAACTTAACGGTACAATAGCTGGAACACACACTCATCGTTATGTTCAGATTAAGTATAATAATCGCTGGTATTCAGCACATCGGCTTGCGTGGCTTTTTGTTCATGGTTACTGGCCTAAAAACGAGATCGATCATATCAATGGCGATAAGATGGATAATCGGATCACTAATCTACGCGAAGCAACTCGTGCACAGGGTCGTGCAAATATGCCGCTAATGCGATCTAACACCTCTGGAGTAAAAGGAGTTGTAAAACGAGGTAAAATATGGGAAGCATACATTGGGGTAAACCATCGCTGGGCTTATCTCGGATCATTCAAATCAAAGGAGGTAGCTATAGAAATACGCAGACAAGCAGAAGAAAAATACCAACGTGAGTTCAAATGGAACCGACTGACTGAACATAAGAAAGGAACTTAACAATGGGTCTCGCTCAAAAAGCTATGATTGTCGATCTCCAGCTGTCCCGCTGGAGCGGCACCAAGACCGACCCCAAGGCCAGCAAGCAGCTCATAGCGAATGCCAACGCCAAGGACGGCTCAGCCATAGTCTCCAAGCGCCTCGTGCCCAAGGAGGCATTCACTGACATTGTCACCGCATGTAACGCACTGCGCGCTCACATGTCGAAGCACACCCTCCCTTGGTCCGACAACGGGCAGCGTATCATGACACGGAATATCTTTGAAATATTCATGAGCGGGTATGGCGAACTGGAGCGGCAGTTCAATGCCGCAGTTGCGGAGTTCATCACAGTCAAGTATCCACAAGCCCGCGATCAGGCATCTTTCAGGATGGGTGATCTCTTTGTGGAGGGTGACTATCCGACGATCGAGGAACTGCAAAAGAAATTCCAGGTGACGTTAGACATCGACGGCATAACCGAACCTGATGATTTCCGCGTCGCTTTGCCGCAGCAAGAGTTAGATAAACTCAAAGCGGGTATGGAAGAGTCTATCCAACGAAAACTCAGTTCTGCTATGCAAGACGTCTGGCTGCGCATCGCAGAACTACTCGAACACTACATCGAGAAGATCGGCAACGAGGATGCGATCTTTCGTGACAGCACTGTCAACAACCTGGTTGATCTCATGAACATCCTGCCAGGCTTGAACGTGACAGGTGATCCGAAACTCCGGGAAATAAGACAAAAGATCATGGCTGGTATTGGTGCTTACCAGCCCGAGAATCTACGCAAGCAAAAAGACTTACGCGCAGTAGCCGCCAAGGAAGCTCGGGCGATACGCGAGAGTATTAATTCTCACGTGAGTCAGTAACTGTGATTTGCCCGTATTGTGGTTCCAGGCACTCGGTGCTTGGAACCAATCAACAAAGGAGTTACCATGTCACCGAAAGAGAAACTATATGACTTACGAGAGCCGGCAGAACTAATCCCATCGTTCAACCCCGGTGATAGAGCGAATCTCCTGGAGATTCTCCAGCGCTGCCGCCGCATCGAGACCAGGTTAACCCGCTTGCTGGAGGTCGAAGGTATCAGCACGGGTATACAGCGCCCGTGGTGGGTGGAAGATCAAAGCGTGGTGATGCTACCTTCTCCCATGACTACTATCGATGCAGTCATAAAGACCATCCCAGAGGGATGGACGAAGCCAGTACAAGTGGTCCTCAAAGAGAATCAACAGTTCGAGGTCTTATGCCATATCAAACTATAAAGAGTCCACGCGGAGGTTGGGCGTTTGACAGTAGAAGCCTTGTGCCATAACAAGGGGTAACTGTATTCTATATTTACTTAACAGGAGTGACTTATCATGTTCGCAATTCGCGCCAACTTTAGTTCGATCACCTGCTACTCCGATGCAGTCAGCACCTGGGCCTGCGGCGTGGTTTTTCGCAAGGACCCATCAGGCCCGCGAGGTTTGATCAACCGCCGTAAGAAGCACATGACTGTTGAGCGAGCGGAGTCCGGGGATATCATCCTGCGTTTGTACGATCATCCTGTGGTGACGTGGCACAAAGATAATTCGGTTACCATTGTTGCATACAACACGCGCTCGACGATGGTGTTCGCCAATCGCTGCACACCTGACGAGGTGCGTGTGTTTGCAACCGCCGGCCGGTTCGCTGTTAGAGTTGGCCAGTGGGATGAGCGGCGCATCTACAACGTGCCGGATCAGATCACGTTTCGGCAGCACGACGGCGATTGGAAAGCGGACAAGATCGAACCGTGGTTTGTTCCTTGTGTTAACCGCCCGCGCGCAAAGCAGGCGCTTCAGGAAACAGGCTACTCCGAGTTCAGGACGTGGCTCATTGTCTACATGCAAATGGCCAAGCAACCCGATTGGAACAGGCATGTTCGCGATAGCGATGTCCTCACCATGCTGGGTGACCGCACCAGGTGGCGTGAGCTGACCGAGTATTACGCACACGACTGGGGTAGCCATGAGCGGGTGCTGATGAAGATTCGGAAAATCATTTATAGAAACTACGACTGCATCGAGAACAAGCCTGTTGCGTTTCTCTGAACGAGTGACTGACTAATAACTGGAGTAATAACCCATGATCATCAGGGTTCCTGTCCCTAATACTAACATCGCCTATCGCATCGATCTCGACAAGCCGATGCATCAGGATTGGCTTGCCTGGCGCTACGTAACGGGCGAGACGGTTGAGCAACTGGCCAGCGCTCTGCAAGTCGAACGCGCCGTCATTGACAACGTAATCAAGCTGGTTAGCGATCGTAGCAAACCCGGCCCACGTACCGGCAAGCCAGGCGACTACACTTACTATTATCTGCGCAAGGATTTGGTCGAGACCGTCAGCTACGTCCTCGACCGTTTCGAGAAGCTATCGACCCGGCGTGCCGGGGATGCGGAAGAGAACATGCGGCACCTGCAGGATTTGTGGGGCTGCGATTTCATGCTGCGCGACAAGACCCTTGGCGAACGGATGAAAGGCGGTGACAAATGGTCAGCCGTCGATGCGCCGCACAACGAGATCGCCGACACCATATGGCCGCTTGATCATGCCTTCGCCGTCTATCGTGATGAAGGCAAACCGGCTGATATCAGCGACGAGGAGAATGAGCGGCTGTGCGGCAGCCAGGGTATGCGCCTTTACCGCTTTGTCAGCATGACGCCGCAACAGGTACGCGGCAAGGTAAGTGTCATCCCGCCGTCGAAGAAGATACTCCAGGTCACGTTCGGTGTATTCGGAGACAATGGCGGGTGGGATTGCAACCAGCATTTCGCCGGCCTCTTCGGCGGACAGTGGCGTTGCATCGACGCCAGGTCTCCAAGGAGCGGTATCCACATCACGAACAATGCATGGCTAGAGTGGGTCACCAATAATCTTTTACCATCTGTGTTGACACGGCGTTATAACTGGCACGTTGCTTTCGGGACGATTCCCGATGGCCCCCGCCTGTTGCTGCCGACCAACCCCAACGCTGCGCTGCGCCTGTTCAAGAACCGCGAGCTGGCTGCCGGCCAGACACGCCGGCAGAGTCTCAAGCATTGGGTCGAGTCACATTACCGCGATGCTCACGAGAGCCTGGAGTTCGTCTGTCATCATCTGCGCGGCCACACGCGTTTTCAATGGAGTGATCTTGCGTGTGAATTGTTCGTGTCCGAGTACGATCTGAACATGGCTGAGTTCTTCAAGGCGCAAGCTAACGAGTGGCGCTCGCGCCGGACTCACAATCGCGTCAAGGTGCGGCTATGAAAATCGCAGCATTCGATGTCGAGACGTCGGGTACATTACCGGAATTTTCATTACAACCGTGGAGAGTAAAGCAGGGCAAGGCATGGCTCACCTCATTGGCGTGGGTCTGGCGCGAAGAAGGTGTGACCCGCACCAATGGGAGTGTCACATTATGTGACACCACCCGCCGCGAACTGATCCACGAGATGTTGAGATGGGCCCAGGAAAACGAGATCGACTATCTCGTAGGGTGGAACGTGGTGTTCGACATTGCGTGGCTCTACGCTTACGCCGAGACCGACCCCACGCTGCTCAAGCTGTTGAACCGGACCCGGTTCATGGACGCGATGTTGCTGTGGCGGCATCTCGATATCGAGCCCGAGTATGCATACCAGCAGCAACGCAGCTACGGCCTCAAGGCGGCCGTAGGTACCTTCTTTCCTGCGTATAAGGGGTATGAAGCCGACATCGACTACCACGGCACTGACCCTGCAGAACTCGCGAGACTCCATGAGTACAACATAAAGGACTGCATTTTCACTTTGCGCCTTGCGCAGAAATTCTGGAAGAAGCTAAGTCACACCCAGCAAACTGTGGCGATCACCGAAGCTGCTTGCTTCAAGATGGTCGCGCGCGCAAACCTCGACGGCTTGATCATAGATACGTTGGAGGCGGGTAACCTCTCGGCGTGTCTCAAGCAAACCGCGGCCGCCAAGCTTGAATCCTTGGCACCCTACGGGATCACCGAGAAAGTAGTGCGCTCACCCAAGCAATTGGGCTGGGTTCTCTACGACGAGTGGCGGCTGCCTGTGCTGGAGCTAACTCCTGCCGCCTCTCGTTCCACCAGCAAGGCAGTGCTGTTCAAGCTGGCGCAGCGTGACCCGCGCGCCAAGGAGATCAAAGAATATCGTGAGGCACTGAATAACAATACCAAGTTCGCCGTGGCCCCACTCACAAGCGTCGCCTACAACGGGGATGGTCGGACTCATCCCCAGGCCCGGGTGTTCGGGACCTATACAGGGCGGCTCACGTTCAGCAGCAAGCAAGGCAAGGGCAAGGGCGAACGGCAGATTGGATTTGCTCTGCACCAGATGAAGCGTGATCCGACATTCCGTCGGATCATTGTACCGCCACCTGGATACACGCTGATGGAGTTCGACGCCGCCGGCCAGGAGTATCGCTGGATGGCGATTGCGTCAGATGACAGCACCATGTTGATGCTGTGCCAGCCGGGGCAGGACCCGCATGCCTTCATGGGTTCCAAGATTGTGCCGGGACTTTCATACGTAGCGATCATGCGGAATGCGAAGCTCGCCGGATCGCCCGAAGCCAACGCAAGGCAATGTGGAAAGGTGGTGAACCTCAGTTCTCAGTATCGCGTGGGCTTCAAAAAACTCCAGCAGATCGCCGAGATCGACTACGGCATCGCGATGTCAATCGACGAGGCGCAGCGTATTCAATGGATTTATCAGAGCACCTACCCTGGAATTCCGAGATACTGGCAAGAGCAAATCAGTAAGGCCCAGACCAATGGATACGTAGAGACTATCGCCGGGAGACGTGTGCGCATCATCGGTCAGTGGGGCAGTGACAAATCATGGCAGATGGAAGGCACGGCTATCAATTATAGGATACAGGGTACAGGCGCCGATCAAAAGTATCTCGCCTTGCGATGTATTCGGCACTACCTTATGACGATCGGCGCGCGCTTTGCTTTTGATCTTCACGACGGATTATACTTTTATGTTCCTACTGGGAAAGTCAAAGAAGCTGCGCATGAAATCAAAGATATTCTTGACAATCTTCCGTACGAGTCAGTATGGGATTTCAAACCACCAATCCCATTACCATGGGATTGTAAAGTAGGACCAAGTTGGGGTGACCTTAGGCCGTTCGAGTTCAAGTGATGAAGCGCCGAGCATCCCACATTTTCGCCAAGGCTGCGGACGGCTGGTACATCGAACCAAGCTGGTGCTCACGCCGGCTCTTCGATGTCGAGGGTTTCGGCGGAGGCATTTACGACCCGGCATGTGGCTGGGGTACCATCCTCAACGAGGCCAAGGCAGCAGGTTACAAGACTTGCGGTAGCGATCTCGTCGATCGGCGCCGCTCTGCGCATCCCGGTTTCCGTTTCAAGCAGGAGAACTTTCTGACATTCGAAACCAACCTTGTAGGCTGGAATGTGGTCTGCAATCCGCCGTTCGACTTTGTCGAGGAGTTCTGTCACCGCGCCTTGACACTGGGCGCTGCTAAGGTCGCCATGATCATGCTGTGCCGGCGGCTCAATGCAGCACACTGGCTTCGTGATATGCCGCTGCGCCGCATCTGGTTGCTGACACCTCGCCCGTCGATGCCGCCAGGTGACTGGATCGCAGCCGGCAACAAGCCTGGCGGCGGTACTCAAGATTTTTGCTGGCTGGTATTCGAAGCCGGTACAGGCAAGCCAGCAATCGACTGGTTACATCGGGAGAAGAACTAATGACTAATTATCTGCTTAACACCAAAACTAACCGCAAATTCGAGATCATCAAGTTCGACCGCGATAAGAATCTACTAACTCTTCGCGGGGAAACTGGTGGCGTGTTTGAGGAACCATACGACAAAGCCAAGCTCAAGGGACTTGGTTATGTTCCACAACAAGATGAGTCTCAAGATGCCGAAGCCACCAGCTAAAGTGCAGGGGCGCGCAAAGCTCAACGGGCAAGTCTATCAACAACTTGATCCCAAGATTCTCAAAATGGTCGAGTTCCTCGATCGGGCAATCCGATCGCAGGATACTACCGTAGGTGTTGTCGTTTCCGCAGTCGGTGTGCTCCTAGGACGAAAGGTTATGAACACCACCAACCTAGAGCAGATGGCTCGTGATGTGACGATGGCTATGCGAGTGGGGTACCACCTCGCGAATGCATCTCGTGAAGAGGAGAAATGAATGAACTTAAAACATGTGATGCTCGATCTTGAAACTTTAGGAACTGGGCCTTACTCTTCGATTATTCAAATTGGTGCTTGCGTGTTCGACCCCTACACCGACGACACCAACAAGATCATCACAGATAGATTCGAGGTCGCCATCGATCCGAAGAGTTACCAAGCCCGGATCGACGCATCGACGGTGATGTGGTGGTTGGATAACGAACGTCAGCCGGCGCGCGAAACGTGGTTGAAAATGCCTAAGATGGGGCTAGCCGAGGCGCTCGATGGGTTCTCTGAGTGGATGCATTTACATTCTATCGACGCCGTACGTACTACCGACAACTTGCGCGTCTGGGGCAACGGCGCTGGGTTTGACAACGTGCTGCTACGTCAGGCGTACGAGATGATGAAGCGCGACGTGCCGTGGAGCTTCCGACATGATCGCTGCTTCAGAACCCTACGCAGCATGCTGACCGACGAGAACCTGCAGTACGTAGGTACGAAGCATACGGCGCTCGCCGATGCCGTGAACCAGGCGATTAGAGCAAATCAGATTGTACGAAAATTAGGAATTAAATTAACATGAGAAAGAATCCTACCCGTCGGGCTTGGTCCATGTCAGATGCAAAAACCGAATCGGCCCAGAAAGACTCGTTTGGCGACTACCTGAAAGCAATACGGCTCAGCTGCAAGATGACCCTCAGAGATGTCGAGCAGGCCAGCAAAAAGGAAATCTCGAATGCCTATCTCAGCCAACTTGAGACGGGAAAAATCGAGAGTCCATCACCGCGTATCCTCTATAGTCTCGCCCAGGTTTACGATGTCTCTTATGAGAGTCTAATGCAGCGTGCCGGATACATCGTGCCGTCAAAGTCCAAGCGTACGTCGAGTACAAAGCACGGCCACGCGGCAACGTTTGCAATCGAGAACCTCGATGCTGACGAAGAGCGAGAGCTGTTAAAGTACCTTGCATTCTACCGCTCGACCCGGAGCTAAGATTGAGAAAAGCACCAGGATTACCCATCATGAAACCTTTACCCTGGAGTCCTTCTGCACTCGAAACGTTTAAGAACTGCCCCGAGCAGTACCACCACCGCTATGTGCTCAAGGACCTTCCCGAGGAAGAGAGGTCTCAGGAGCAGATTTACGGTGAGCAAGTACATGAGGCGTTTGCCGACAGGCAACGACCAATACATCGGAAGCTGCCATCCGATCTCGAAGCACATGAATCTTTCATGGAGAAACTGGCTGCGCAAGACGGCCGGGCGTTCATCGAATACAAGGCGGCACTTGCAAAGGACTCCATGCCTTGTGAGTGGGACGACAAGAACGTGTGGTGTCGCATGATCATCGACTACCTACGGATTAGTGCGAAGGAGCGTCATGCGACGATCGTGGATTACAAGACCGGCAGGCCGCATAGAAAATTTAACCAGCTGATCATCTACGCATTATGGACGTTCAACGAGTTTCGCTACGTCGATACGATCGAGGTCATGTTCTACTGGACCAAGGACAGTTCGACATCAAGCCACGTCTACCATCGTGAACATATAGATGACATGTGGCAAACACTAGCTGGAGACCTGAAGCAATACCGCGAAGCATTCCGTTCTAATATCTGGCAGATGCGTCCGTCTGGACTTTGCAATGGCTGGTGCCCCGTCATTAACTGCAAACACTGGAGACCGAAGCAATGAGAAAACCAACGAGTAACGATCAAACTGAATGGTGGGTCAAGAAGGAGGTCAAGAAGATTCTCACCACCACCGGGTGGAGTTTCTGGATGCCGGCTGCAGACATCTACGGTCGCAACGGTATCAGCGACTTTATCTGTGTGAAGAAACCTAAACTCTTTATGGTGATCGAGACCAAGTATGACGACGTGGTGACCACACCACAGTTCGTATTCCTCACTGCTATCCACGACGCTGGTCACTATGCTTTCCTAGTGGATGAGACTAATATCAGTGAGCTGCAAGCGTTGCTTACTACTTTACCAAGTAATGCAATTTATCGTTTCATGAAATGGCAAAACCAGAACCCAGTCGTCGATATTCGAATCAATAAGGAGGGGAAGAAACTTTGACTTTCGCTATATAATCTGGTACAATCCAAGAATAGAAAGTGATTTAATATGATCATTCACCAACCGACTAAGAGCGTCGTGCTGCTGCTACGAGACCCGGCTCGCGTAATAAACATACTACCGCCGGGGACGTACCGTGCTATTGCTGCCAACGAAGGGAACATCCAGATCAAGCATACGCTTGAGACGACCCTCGCGCTCAACTCGCTTGGGTTTAACGTGCCTTCGCCGATCGCTTATCAATACAACTGGCCTGGCAAGTACACACCGTTCGAGCATCAGAGGCCGATGGCGGACTTTCATGTACGTAATGCCAGGTGCCTTAACTTGTCCGAGATGGGCACCGGCAAAAGTTTCCCGGTGCTGTGGAGCGCAGACTATCTAATGAACGTCGGCGCCGTGCGTCGTGCGCTTATCCTTTGTCCGTTGAGCATTATGGAAACGATCTGGCAGCAGGATATCTTCGATGTACTCATGCACCGATCGTCTGTAATCACACATGGGACACGCGAGTATCGCCTCGAAACGCTGAACCTGGATGTGGATTTTTACATCGCGAATCACACCATGATCATGCACAAGGAGGTCGCGACACTGGTCAGAAAGAGAAAAGATATCGACCTGATCATCCTCGACGAGGCGAGTTTCTTTCGTAACGCCAGGAACATCACCTACAAATTCCTGGCATGGGCGACCGAACGCAAGAAGCGCATCTGGTTTCTCACGGGGACGCCATGCCCAAACGCGCCGAGTGATGCCTGGGCTTTGGCGAGAATCATCTGTCCTGAAAGAGTGCCACGTTTCTTTGGCAGGTTCCGCGACAAGACAATGGAGCGAATCGACGAGCACACGTGGGCCCCCTTGCCGGGTTCCGAGCAGATAGTCTTTGAGGCGCTGCAGCCAGCGTGGCGCATCAAGAAAAAAGACTGTCTGACCCTGCCACCGCTGACAGTGACCAACCGCTCGACCGAGCTTACTAAGGACCAGCACGAAGCATACCGTCTCATGCGAAAGCATATGATACTGGAACATAGTAAGGGCGTGATCACGGCGGTGCATGCGGCTGATAGGCTTTTGAAGCTGCGTCAGATTTGTTGCGGCGCCACTAAGACCGAGCAAGGTACGTACGAGACCATCGACCACTCAATCAGGCTTAAAGAGTTGATCGCTACGATCAGCCAAGCATCCGCCAAGGTCATAGTGATCGTACCCTTCAAGGGTATCATCCGTGCGCTAGAGCCTGAGGTCGCCAAACACTACAGCGTTGGCATGCTCAATGGTGACGTCACGCTCAAGGAACGCACCAGGATAATCACCGCGTTCAAATCCGGACCCGATCCACGAGTGTTACTTTGTCATCCACAAGTTATGAGTCATGGTTTAAACTTGACCGAAGCCGACGTCACGATCTTTTACGCCCCCATATACTCCCATGACCAATATGCTCAGGTCATTGAGAGGTTCAATCGCACAGGCCAAACTAGGAAGATGACCGTTGTGAGGATAGCAGCTTGTGAATTAGAGGAGGATATCTATGAACTACTAGACAGACGGGCACTTAACCAGGATAATATCCTGAAGCTCTATGAGAAGGTACTCCAGTCATGATGAATGCTTTTGATCGTACTCTTAGCCAAACGACAGAAGAATGGCGCACACCGGTGATTGCTGTCGCCGATACGATGTTCATTATGAAACACTGGTTTGAAGATAACGGGATTGCGTTTACTGCTGCGGACCTTGTCGATGTAACCAAGCTGGTTATAGAGCACAAGATACTAACTGATGAAAGGAAGGAGAACGACAATGACTAACTACGTACTCACTGACAAAATGAAGCTGGAAGAGCAGAAGACCGAGCAACAGGTGAACCTTGATCGGATGGCGAAAGTCTATGTCCGGATCAGGGACGAGCGCGCCGCCAAGAAAAGAGTCTGGGAAGCCGAAGACCTCAAGCTGAAGGCGCAGCTCGAAACCCTTAACGGGCATTTCCTAGCGGTGATGCAAACGCTAGGTGTCGAGAGTGTGCGAACCGCGCATGGCACAGCCTACCGGAGCATTGAGATCAAGCCGACCTGCGGGGACTGGGATGCATTCGGTACCTGGATTATCAAGAACGAAGCGATTGAGGCACTTGAAAAGCGTGTCAAGAAATCATTCATCACTGAGTACATGGAAACCCACAAGAACAAATTACCACCTGGTATATCAATAACTCAAGAGTATACCGTCACCATTCGACGCAAGTAATTGGTGTCACATTAAGTGACACCATGTGAGTCCACCAGACTCCTGGACTTTGTTCCATCCAGGAAAGTAACCTTCATCTTTGGAACAAAGAGCAACGAACGAGGAAATGAACATGGCTACTAACAATAACCCTATGACGATCTTCGCTCCCGGTGCAGTGCCTGCTCACGTCAAAGCTGCGCAGGATGCCGGGGCTACGAACATCGTAACCCGGGCCCAGATCGACGCGCTGACCTTCCCTGGCAAGGTGTGGACGGTTAACATTGGCGGCACCAAGACTCCGTTAGTGCGCCACAACACCGATGGTGAGGAGGAACTGGTTCAAACGTTTGAGGCGGTAATCATCGCCTATAACGAGAACCGCGGTCGTGCCTACTATCCTGCGCAGGTCTACGATCCGAACGAATCGAAGCCGCCCGTCTGCTGGAGCAATGATGGGGTTACCAGCGACCCGGCATCTTCCGAGCGGCAATCGGAAAAGTGCAACGTCTGTCCGAAGGCCATCAAAGGCTCGCGACAAACCGACGAAGGGAAAGCCTCCGTGGCATGCCGCGTGCATCGCCACCTGGCGGTCATCCCGCGGAGCAAGGACCTGAGCACGGCGCCACTACTGCGTCTGAAGATTCCGCAGACGTCGGACTTTGACGGCCTCAACAAAGAGGCTCAAGCAAAGGGGCTCTTCGCCTTCACGAACTATCTCAACTTTCTCAAGAGCAAGGGGGTACCGTTCACCTACAGCTTGTCGACCAAGATCAAGTTCGACAACACAAAGAGCTACCCCAAGCTTTGGTTCAGCCCTGGTCAGTGGCTGACCGAAGACCAGGCAGCGGTGTGCGCGGAACTCGCCGGGGCACCCAGTCTCGGCAATCTGCTCAGGACCGACTACGCCGGCTGGGACGTCGCCCCGCGCCCGCCTGGGATTACCGAGGAGGATGAGGTCGAAGACGAAGGTGAGGAGGTCGTGCAACAGACGGCACCGGCGCCAGCTGCTGCGGCGTCTAAACCAGCTCCAGCGCCGGCACCTAAGCCCGTTGCTGCGCCTGCTGTAGCCGCTACAAACGGCAAGGGTAAGACAGCAGCTCAGAAGAAGGCCGAAGCTGCTGCGGCCGCAGCTGCACAGCGCAAGGCTGCCGTGCTCGTTGACGAGGAGGACGAGGTGATCGAGATGCCTGTGGCAACAACGCGGGCGGCGCCTACACCTACGTCTGCAGCGGTTCCTGCTGCAGCGGGGTCACCAGCGCTCGACAAGATACTGACCGACTGGGACGACGAGTAAGCCCGCTCGTTTTTTCTGGTGAGAATAAGCACCCTCCCGCTTCCGGAAGAAGCGGGAGGGTGTAGTGTCTAGAGCAACTCACGCGGGGCGCATCATGATTGACAACGAGACTTATGGCAAGCTCCTTGCCGAAACCTTTGAGACCGTCACCAAACTCGGCAAGCTGAAAGGCGCCGAGTATTCAGGCGACCAGGATCGCCTGGCGAATTTTCGCCGCAACAGTATCGATCTCGACCTGCCGATGGAGGTGATCTGGCGTGTCTATGCTGCCAAGCACTGGGACGCCATCGGCCAGTTCATCCGCGATCTTCTCGACGGTATGCAACGACCGCGCATGGAGACGCTCGACGGTCGGTGCGATGACCTCATCGTGTATCTCATACTATTCAAAGCGATGCTGCTCGAGCGGGGAGAGCATGGCAAATGATCTCCACGCGCAAGTTTCTGGAAACCGTATGGCCTGCCACGGGCATATACTGTATCGCCACCCCGTGGGTGAGACCCGATGGCAAGGAGGTCATGGCGCATCGCGCGTTCGACTCGATCGACGACGCGATGCTGTATATCCTGGCAAACAAATCATCGAAGAATTTATATTTTGCGCCGCATACTCTAAAGGTGGCGCGTGAGATGAACCCGCAAACCGGGAGGTTTCAGACTTTCAGGACTCACGAGAACATGCAGGAAGCTTGCGAGTTCTTCTTCGACATCGACGCAGGAACCGGGGAGAAAAAATACTACGCCACCCAGACCGACATATTAAATGTACTAGAACAATTTTTGTTCAAGACGTGCCTGCCATCTCCGTTCATCGTCAGCTCTGGATACGGTATCCATGTGCATTGGATAATCGACACGCCGATTGAATCCGTGGCATGGCGCGAGCCCGCTCATAGGCTGTACAGCCTAGCTCAACAACACTCGCTCCACGTCGATCCCTCCCGCACCACCGACCAAAGCTCCGTCCTGCGTGTCCCCGGCACGTTCAACCTCAAGGACTCCGCCAATCCGCGCAAGGTAGAAATACTGGCAGAGGGCTCCAGAGTCGTCAGTGCGGATTTCGTCAACCAGCTCAACGACTTAACCAGCAATAGATTTTGCAATTTAAACGTTCCCCGTAATTCCCCCCATAAACAAGGAACACCCTCATTTGGAGTCGCCTGGGACGGCCGCCGTCCGCCGCCAAATGAGGTGGCTGATGTGTGTGAGCACATGCGCATATTTAGGGACACCCAAGGGAACGTGTCCGAACCGGCGTGGCATATGAGTATTGGCACGATCAAGCACTGCGACGACGGCGAGAAAACAGCCCACGAATGGTCGAGCGGCTACCCGCGCTACACCGTTGAGGAGACGCAAGCCAAGCTCGATGCCTGGGCGACGCCACCTCCATCCTGTGAGAAGATCAGCGAAAAGAGCGGCGACCCCGCCATATGCGCCCGGTGCCCCTGCAAGGACGTTGCCAAGAACCCGCTGCTGATTGCCAACGAGGTCTACCAGCAAACCCACCAGCCGGCGCCGGGGCCCGCGGCGACATCGGCAGACCCTGCGGTGCCATGCTTACCGCCCGAGCCCTACACCTTGGATATGACCCGCGGGATCATGATCAAGAAGACTCTGATTTGCGATTGGCCGATGTTCCCGATAGCCTGGATCAGGGCGACCCCTAACGAGTCATGCTTATCACATTGGATGGTCAAGCCCCCACGTGGTGATTGGGAGCGTATTGAAATCCTGAATGACGAGCTGGATCAGAACGCGCTCGCGCGAGCGCTCCGCAACAAGTGCGTGATCACTACCAACCTAAAACATACGAAGAGCGTCCACATGTTCCTGCTGGCGTATCTCAACGAATTGCGAAAGCACCAGAATGATCTCCGGCAATATGATTTTGTCGGGTGGGAAACTGACCCAGTAACACCTAATCAACCGGTCGAGCTTGGAGACCCTGACTACTTTATCCTGTACGGAAGAAAGATCAGGGTCACGGATGGTGCGATCATTCCCTGCGTAATGACAAGGAACACACAAATCGATGGCATGACCCAGCGAGGCAGTCTCGCCCAGCAAATCGCGCTCATGGAGTTTTATAATAAGCCACAATATATGGCCCAACAATTCGCCATCGCTTGCTCGCTTGCGACACCGTTTTTCAGATACACAGGTCAACATGGTGTGCTGGTAGTTCTGGTCGGAGATACCGGCGTATCGAAAAGCACCTGCGCGTTTTTCGCCGCCAGTCTATGGGGACATCCTGAACGCTACTGTACCAGCGGGCTGACCACGAACTCTACCGACAAGGCGCGCCAAGAACGGGAAACGATCATGCGTAACCTGCCATTCATTGTCGATGAGATCACGCTGTTCGACGAAAGTGTGGTGAATGAGATCGCTCTGGCAGCCAGCCAACTGGGAGGTCGCGAAGGCTTGACACCCAGCCGTAACTTTCGCCCGCAGCGCGGCGGGTATAAAGCTAACCTCACCATCTGCACCTCGAACAATTCACTAATACAAAAGATAAACTCCACCAATCCCGGCGGCCAGGCCAGCATCATGCGCATCTTTGAGATCAAGATAGCGGAAACTGATGCCCGCTCGAAGCAAGAAGCAGACACAATCATGCGGCAACTTGTGAAGAACTATGGCTGGATCGGCGAAGATATGCTGCGCCGGTGTTTGCCGCATCGCTATGCACTCGGAGATAAATTCCTGAAAATCATGCAGCAATTAGACACAGACATCAAGGCCTCAGGAAAAGAACGCTTCATGACAGCTGTCGCCGCCGCTGGTTTATTTGGAACCATATTGGGCAGGAAGCTTGGGTATTTCAACTACAGCTATAAAGACATGCGAGACTGGCTGCTCAACATACAGATTCCCGCGACGCGAGCCAGGGTCGAGCATGAACGCAAGCATGCATCTCCAGAAACCATTCTCAACGAGTATCTGGAAGAGATCGCCCCGAATACGTGCCGCGTCAATAAGAATGTCAGAGGTGAAATCGAGGTAATCTATGCACCACCTGTCACCGAGTGCAAGGCCCGGTATGAGATTGCCAAGGGCGAGGTATTTGTACGCATCGGACCGTTCAAAGATTACTGCAATAAGCGACACCACGATTATAACGACATACTCGATAAGCTTTATGTGAACGGGCCTGTAATAATCAAGTCGGACCGACGGCGCATGAGAGCAGAGCCCAACATGCTGGACAACCCGGTCTCGTGTTTTGTCGTTTCGGTCAAAGCAGCATCGCCGATCGTGGTGCCGAATTTGTCAGACGACAGGAAGATTGTCCCAATCAAGTCCGCAAAGCCGTAGGTGTCACATTATGTGACACCACGCTGCATCCCCATCTGTCTCACTCCTTGGGCATTCAAAGCCGCGATCTTGCCGCGACCTAGTATGTCGGCAGCCGCCCGGTTCAATACCGCCTCATGGGGAGCTAACATGGCGGGGACTTTATCGACACGCCCTGAGCCCTGCCCCGGCACCGCAGTCGCGCCAAACAGGTAACCGGCGCCGAACGGGTAACCAGGATTTGGCTGCACACTTGGTGTGCCCCTCCTGAGCCCTGCAGCACCGGCAGGCGCACGCGTCCGTCCTATATCGTTATACCCAGCTTGTTCTGCGGTGCTCCCTGGCGCAGCAGGAAAACGGCCAAGCGTATTAGCCCAGAGGTCTTGAAGCTGATAATTAAAGTTAGATCGTAAATTTTGCCCGATCTGTGCGAGCGCACCAGGTGGTTGGTATGTCTGACCGCGCCTGTCCTCGATATTGGATGATTGAGTAGACATCAGTGGCAATTGACTAGGGATATCCGGCTCGCCAGCGGCGAACCCTTTCGGCATTATAGCCGTGTTGGCGGCCGAGAAAGCGTCGTTGGCTGCCTGGCTCTGGAGAATACGTTGCACCGTTGATGACCCAGGCACCTGGTTCAATACGCCTTGTACCGTCGGGTTGGCAGAGAGACCCTTGTGGTAGAAATCGGCCAGTGCGCCGATCGCGCTGCGAACCACGTTCGACGTGCCCTCGGCGAAGCCCGGGGGAGCTGCGCTACCAGGCGCCATAGCCGGCGGCATCGCGTCAGCCGCCTGCGGGCCGGCCGCTCCGCCGCCCTGCGACGCCGCCATGAGCGCCGGTAGGATTTGCTCAAGCCCAGCGGGTGGGGCTCCTGCGCCAGCGCCAGCGCCCCCACCGCCTCCCTTGGCTGCCTTGCCTCCCCCTCCCTTGGCAGCCTTGCCACCTCCCCCACCCTTGCCACCTTTGCTCTGAACGTTGGAGGTACCTTTCCGGAAACCAGGTGTTAAATTAGTATACCAGGGTGCCATCATATTACCACTAAGAAGATCACTCCGCGGTCGCTGGACAAGCGGCCGGTTTGTGTCCAGAAGCGGGTCAACAGCGCTGGACCGTACGTTTGGCGTTGCCGGCGGCACCGATGGCATCTGCAACCATGGAGCTTGTGGTGAGGTTCTAGGGGATGACGATAGAAGAGCAGAAGCGGGAGCACCAGCCCCAAGTATTTGCGGCGGTCTAACTCCAAGTTGACGCAGTACATCAAGTACTTGACTAGCCCCTGGAGCACCGAACTGTCGACCATATCTTTCAGTCTCTGCTTGCTCACCAATCAGTCCGGTCTGAGCACCTTGCAGTGCGCGCGTAGATGCAGCACTTGGCGCAACCTGCTTGCCCTCCGCGGCCGTCTTGGAAGCTTCAGAAATATCTTTCTGATACATACCTTCAGTTTGTTTACTGATGTTAAAATATTTCTGACCAAGCCAATACTGCATATCCGCAGGACCACCACGGGTTGGCGGTGCCGCAGCGGTAAGATCAGCCGCTGATGGACCTTTATAAGTAGCTGCTTGAAACCCAGGTAGATCAGTCCATGCAGGCATGACACGTCGCTCCTATACACTTTCATTGTAGTTTGAGTTGGTATTGGTGGCCGTCGAGCTGACAGTCTCCGTGATCGTACTGGTGTTGTTGGCGGTGCTGTTGCTTTCGCTATAATTATTGTTCGTGTTATTGCTGGTACTGAAACTCTCGCTCGTATTAAAGTTGGTACTATCGGTCGTTGCCATGTTGGACGACCACTGCGAACTGTTATGCCAGCTGATCGCGCCGAGCGCCGCCGCCCCTAGTTGGGCGCAAACCTGGGCCCCCACTTTCGAAGCATCAAGTGATAGCCCCCGTGCTGAGATATAAAGATCGCCGTTGGCCTTGGCGGCCGACACTGCGATCTGAGTAATTTGAGCCTGCTCGTTCAGTACCGCCTCCCACTGCGAGGTCAGCACCTGATTGTAGCTCTGGATGGCCTGCACCTGAGCCTTGAACACCTCAGCCGTGGCCGTGTTGAACATCGATGCAGCCTGGGCTTGACCGACCATGCTCCGGATAGCAGCGTCGTAACCAGTGAGCTGCGCTTGATAGGCTTCCACCTGACTGTGAAACACGGCGACCCGGGCATTAATCTGCGCCACGTTGGCATTGACCTCGGCGGTGTACGCATCGACCGACGTCTTGAACGCCTGCTCGATCGTCGCCTGGGCTTCTACACTTGCCTTGTAACCCTCGACCTCAGCCGTATAAGCCTGAATTTGACCGACGAATGCCTTGATTTCTTCACCATAAATCTCGACCTTAATTTTCTCGACGTTGGCCTGAGTCTGAATGATCTCGACCTGAGTCTTGTAAATTTGAAGAACCGCCTCGGCAGCCTGTACCTCGACCTCATACTGATGGACTAGCGCCGTGTTGATCTCGGCCTTGGTTTTCTCGTACTCGATCTGCGCCTGAGTGACTTGAACTTGTGCCAACAGCCCCTTGATCTGGGTGTCGTAGATCATCGCCTGGGTCTTGTACCCTTCTAGCGAAGCGGTGTACGCCTGCACCTGCGCATTGTAGAGAGCTATGCCAGCCTCAGTCGCGTACTTAGCGGCCTCGAACGTAAGCTGCGCCGTCTCGTAGGCATACTGGATCAGACGATGTTCTAGTTGAACTGCGTTCTCCCTGGCCTTGTTGATATTCTCGAGCTGTAACTCAGCCTGCTTGGTCATGATGTCCCGCGACAGGCCAGCGATCGTATAATCTGTCTCAGTCTGTATCTTGATCCTGGCGTCTATGTAGACGCCGGGCGGAAAGGCGTAACCCAGGACCTCCATACGATTTAACTCAGCCAGCGCCGCGGCCTGCTGACGATACTCACGCTCGCGGCCGGCGTCCCATAATGCCTGCTGGACTTGTTTGTTGAGGGTCGTGTACTCACCCGTAGTGATCGCGAGGTCCAGCTCATTCTGAAGGTCAGTCAGAAGCTGCGACGTGTAGAGTGCACCCGGCGTATAGTTGAACGGTTGCGGTGCCTGAGCCTGGAACGTCGGCACGGTCGCATTGAATGCTGGAATGACGATCTGTGGAAAATTCACCGTGTCGAGCGTCATCAGCACTGGTGGGTCCGGCAGCGTAACCGCGACGGTTGGGTAGGTAAAAGCCAGGTTGGTGACCGGCGCCGCGGGCGGGCTACCTGCGAATGGCTGGGGGGCGCTGCCGAAATTCAGAGTCGGCGCAACGCCCGTGAAAGGCCCGATGATCAAGCCGGACACATCCACCACCCCGCTAAAAGGTGGCGGCTGTCCTGGGACATTCCAAGTCACCTGCTGCAAAGCCGGCGTCGTTGCCTGTCCAGGTATCGGTGGTGTGGCGACAGTAGGAAAATTCACGTTGATCGTAGGCGCCGCAAGCTGGCCAGCCTGTGCCTCCAGCTGGGCGATGTAACGCTCGGCGAGGTTCACCAGGTTCTGGGACTCTTGAAACATGACATACGGGTCGCCCCAGACTATCGGCGGTTGGTACGGCATGACTTAGTCTCCAACGGGAATGCTCGGGTCAGGAAAGTATGCCTTGATTTTCCCAGTCCTGACAACCTTGCCCTTAAGGGACCCCAGATTTCGTCCCATCATCCAGTTCAGGCTCGCTTTTGTGAAGTCAATGGCCGGTGTACCAAGAAGCTTGTTCCCGCTGCCGACGGCACTGGGGTCGAGCGCTGATGGTGGAGGAACAAAGGCAGGCAAATCAGCGCCGTCTTCCCAGGTCGTGGGATCACCGACAGCTGTCTTGGCAATAGGTATATAGATCGGTGATGGATTGACTGGCTTTAGCACGCCTTTTTTATCAGGCACAATGAACAAACGACGGTTTGTTTCGACGCTAGTATCGAGAGTAACACCAGTGAATACTTGAAGCTCCGCCATTTCTACGTGATACGGAAATTCTATCGTACCTCCGCCATAATAGTAGATGTTTCCAGATGGTATACAGATCGGTGCGCTTTCCATTTTAGGTGACGTAAGATTATAAGTTGCATTAATAGAAGCTTGTCTATCAGCAACATTCATGGCATTTGGCGTTATGATCGCATTCGGCGGACCACCGTCCGGCCAATCGGCCGGAAGGTCGTTACCGGTATAATTTTTGTCGTCGAAAGCAACCCACATAGAGCTGGCGCTATCGATACCATCCCATGTCGTGGCAGTACCATCAGGCGTAGCCGCACTATGCGCACTGACAGAGCCACTGATATCCCACGAAATCAAAAGATGATGCCATGTGTCGGGAGTCACAGTAACAGTGCTGCTTTTACCGCCATAATATTCAGGTTGATTTCTGGTCAGCGACCAGGAAACATCTTCTATGACCGAGTCTTTAACACCCGGCATGTTCCCGGCTAACGCAACTTCAGTCGGCATTGGCGCCCCAGGAGGAACGAGTATACTATAAGCGTATTGATCATAAGGTAACGGACAGACATATGATGTAGCTTGAAAATCGTAATTAAATATAGATGCTATATTGGTAGTCTGTAGATTAACGTTGAGAAAAAGCGATGAGTCGTCCTCAGATACCCACAATCCAATATAAGTATTATTGAATGGGGATATTCCTTTTGATACAGGCCCATGAGTAACTACAGGTAATAACCCAAGATCATGATGACCGACCGTATTATCTGGAAAAACAGTTACTGCCTGACAATGAATAGAGCCGATAGTAACTAATTCCTGGTCTATAAATGCTCGTGTTGATTGAGGTCCAAACATCAGCAATGGAATTAACGCCTGAAATGGACGCGGATACGCTCCATCTACATATTTCTCATCCTGAGCGATAGCTGCAGTTACAGCGTCACTTGGTACACGAAACCACATCGAAACAACTGCCTTGGTAAGATCGAGATCATTAGGATCAGGTAATGTCAAGAAACTCATCACGTGACCCCCGGGAGAAATTCGATCGCCAAGCTAAATGGTATTTCTACAATCAGGAAATCGGGCTTCTCAGGCATCTTCTCCTCTTCATATTTCTCTGCCAGTTTTTCTTGCACGGGCACCCGTGCTTCAGCCTCCGGGCTGATATGATAGTGCATCCGCTCCAGCCCCTGCACATGACTGTAGTGGACATCTATGCCCGGCAAGGGGAGCCTGGCATTATGAACATCTACCCCGCTGATCTCAATCTGCTGCCGTTGCCTCGCAACGAACTTGTTGATGGTGGCCTGCTGCTCCCTGACCATCTGTTCAGCTAGTACGATAGGGTCTTGCCCAGAACTAGGATGCACGCCAGCAGTATCAACATTCCGGCTGAGCATCAGCGGAACTTGACCTGCTCCTGCAAACTGGCTCCATGCTGGTGGTTTCTGCGCCATAGATGTAACATTATGTTACATGTCAATGCGTGCCGAACAAACGTCCAACACCACCGAAAATTTCAGCTGCCAACCAAAACGCAATAGCTAACCAGCCAAGATGCCAGCGTCCGACTTGAGGCCCTATCGCAACAGCCAGCACAGCACACACGAAGGCAAATACCAAAAGCACGAGCCCAAGATTAGCCATCATACTCTCCTACCCCTGGTCATGGGTATGAATTCTAGACTGTCAAGATCGAAATCCTGACCCTCGGTCACAAGGTCGAAAGCTATGTAGGTCGTACTTATACCTTTGCCAATTCTAACTTTAGTCGTCATCAAATTAGGCTGTGCCTTCAACTCGTAGACATACTCACGTCCATCGCCGGAGAGCAGCTTAAGGTAGAACCTCCCGCCACCGCGGATCGCAACGTAAGCACCCTTGATGCCGAACAATTTCTTGTCATTGAGCTGTAGATAGCCACTCATCAATTCAGAGATGATCGCTGTGCCATCGTCGGTATCACCGTCCAGCTCGTAGAGCCCACCGTCGCCGGCTGCGATGTACCGATCACCCATCCTCGTGAATGACCGGAAATCGTAGTTCATATACTCGGTGACCGCATTAGTCCTGGTGTTCACCGCCCAGGTGGTGGTCGTCCCTGAGGGGCTGACATAGAGCGCAGTGATCACCACACCGTCGAGCAACGGATCGCCTTTGTAGATCGCATGCACCAGCTGGCTGGAACTCAGCTGCAGGTTCCCGGTGATCTGCAGAACCAGCTTGTTGTTGAGCGCCGGATGGATAGTAAGCAACTGCGCCATGGAACTATTGGCGACATACTGACGATCTATTGCGGGGTGCATGGTAAACAATTGAGTCAGCACCATGCTGGCAAAATGATAATGTCCAATGATATCCGCGACGATAGTCCTGCTCGCGAGAGTCAAATGATAGTTGAATATCGGCGACGACGAACTTGCCATCAATAAATTTTGCAGCAACTTCAGGCCAACTGCCATGACGCTCGATGAGAGTAGATTGATATTCTGACTCAAAACAATCGGAATAGTATGGCTGAAACCATCAAGATCACTAAGCTTAAATAGTTGCGCCAAGATTTTCTTGTATATCCCATTAACACTTACGGTACCTGAAACCTTGACGATGTCAGTCAACATCCGGCCCCAGATAAATGCTTGACTTGTAACTTGAGATATACCTATACCCTGCACCATATTAAGGACTGCATGCCAAGAAGGTACCAACGTCGGTCGCACCTTGATTGTACTGGTAATAACATAACGATATTGTGTATGTGCGATTAAATCGGCAGATAGCGCAATAGTCGCACGCAAGCTCAGCATGAATTGCAACATGCGACTATCAGCCAGGCGGATGTTCTCAAACAAACTCAGCTTGGAAATCACCGGGACGTACGCAACCATCGAGGCGGCGCCGTCCATCTGACCAACAGCAGCACCCAACGGCCACGCCGCAACCATCGAGGCGACGCCGTCCATCCGAGCAGTACCGGCTATTTTAGCGATGCCAACGGCCGCCATCGAGGCTACGCCGTCCATCTCGGCCGCGCTTATAGTCACGGCGAGAGTGGAGCCCTGCATCTGGGCCTGACCATTCATCGTGGCCGTGATCGGATACCCAAGAGAGCCGGTGGCGGCCATCGAAGCCGCACCATTCATCTGCGCCGTGATCGGCGAAACCGCTGGCGCATCTAAGAAAATGCCGGGAAGCGCACTTGGACCGTTCCTTGTCTCGGTTACGAAGACGAGAACTGTCCCGACAAGTGCGCTCACTGAGGTCCCCCTCAGCTTAAAGCAATTAACGGATCAAGGTAATAGGTTTGAGAAGCGCGTCCAAATTTAGGATAAACATACAAATATCCAACCTGCGCAGGCTGCGGACTCGAAAGCGTGACGGTCATCGAGAACCGACATCCAGCACGGAAAGTAGCACCACCGTCGGTCACCGAACCACCATCGACCGCGCTCGCATAGCCGCCAGGCTCAGAGGCCGCACTCGTGCCTGCTGTTGTGCAAAAGAAAATACGACCAGGGTTCGACGCCAGCTTGGTCACATTACCAACCACATAAGCATGACTATTGACTCGCGCCGTTGCTACCGTGTCCCATGCCGAGGTATCGGCCGTGAGCGCAGTACCAGCTGCAAGCACGCCAGGAAAATTAGTGACGATCGATCCTTGCGGCGAGGCTGTCGAACCGAGATATTCAACATCAGCCCAAACCTCGGCATTGGTCGGCACGCGAGTGTCATTAGCAACACCGTAAAGTGTGACATTGCGATTAGTGCCGGTAACAGCGTTCCATATTGCCAGCGGGATAGCGGGAAAAGACCATCCTGCTGGAGCGAGATTGACTGCCGAAAGACTGGTAGTGGTAGTAATCTGATGACTGACCGGCGTCGCCCCATCTTGTGCGCCGGTGGTTCTTGCGACACTCGTCGAGGTCGTCTCATCACCAGTACTGTGGTGCCGCTCGTTGCGGTAAGCTGTACCGCCCGAGTCGCATCGGTTATAGTCAAGCGTCAGTCCCATAGAAGCTATGCCGGTACCGTTGAAATTCACCACCCCCGGTGCCAGCTTGCAATCCTTGATGACGATAGAAGGTACTGAGGCTGTATAGGCAACAAGAGCGCCTGTCACCGAACTCAAGTCACATCCTTCGACAAGAACCGGACCTGTAGAAGAGTAGGCGCTAAACAGCACGCCGTTAAACGTGCCGATCATCGTGCACCCCTTCAAAGTCAGGGGTCCAGTACCTATGGCCAGATTGGCCGTAGAGGAGTTAAAAGTGCAACGAAGAAAATCAAGCGGCCAACCTCCTTGTCCTTGCACGCCAAGATCAATGACAGAACCTGCGCAAGTAAAAGTACATTGTTCGAATTTAAGCCTGGCCGCCCCATATTGAACCCAGACCTGACCAACCCCCGTCTTGAGAAACTGCACGCCGTAAACGTAAGCCGTAGTACTACCAGTGCTGAATATAATGAAACTACCGGTACTGGAGTCGGTAATGGTAGCAGAGGTCTTAAGATTAGCAACTCCCGGTGGAACCGCAACAGTGTGGTCCACACACAAAATGGAGCAACTACCTCCACTATTCACGATCGTGATGGCGGAGGCTTGCGTCTCGGCATGATCATCGCCAACGAAAATTATTTGTCCACTGATGCTCAGCCAGTTGGTCGTGCTGGCATTCGCCAACCGGGCGTGCGGTGCTTTCCACGTCCCCGAGAAACCACTGATCGCGCCGAGCGAGGTCCACGTCACCGTATTGTCAGCGGTGGTCGCACCAGCTGTCGTATTCCACGTCGGCTCCGACGCTCCCATCGTTCCGGCCGTGGTGCAAATAAAGTAGGTATTCGCCGCGCCGTTCTTGATCAACGCACCAAGCGTGACCGCGGTAGCAACCGCCCTGGCTGCAGCCCAATTCTGCGTGTTGGTCGAGTCGCCATTCAGCGCGGCAAGGCCCGTCGCTTCCTGCCAGTGCGCCGTCCCGTCGATCGGCTGAATCGCTCCACGGGTGAATGTCCACACCGGCTCGGTCGAGCCCGACGTCCCCGGCGCAGTGCAGACGTAACACCGCTCATTACCGACGGCCGGCACCGTGAGTGGACGTCTGATATTACCAACCGTATAGACAGTCGTCGCCGCCCACTGGGCGACAGCCGTGTACTGTGCCGAGTCGCAATAGTTGGCGAGATCATAATAAGCCATTACTTTACGACTCGGTGATGGTCGTGCCTGTCGTGAGCTGCGGCGCCACGCCAGACGTCACGGAGAGAGACGGCGTGATTGGTCCGCGATAGAGTATCTTGCCGGTCCCACTCGCTCCAGTACCGATTGCAACGAAAGTTTCCGTCTCGCTACCACCAGTCGCCGTCGGGAAAACAACCGCCGCCGTCAACGTCGCCGATGTGCCGGATACCGTAAAACCGGCGCTTGTCCTGGCAACCGCCTGTCTGGCGTAACCCGTATAAGTCGCTTCGCTGGTAGTCTGATTACCGCCGACACCGGGATCAGCCGTGTGCAACGACACATACAAATTGGTAAACGGCGCCGATGCCGCGTTGTCCGCAATATTGGCGATCGCCACACCGTTCAAAATCAACTTGAGCAGATCATTGTCGAACGTATTCGCCTTGCCACCGGCCACATCAGCCTCCTATCATGCTGAAGCTGCTGTAAAGGTATACGTGAGCTGGAGTATGTCAGAATTGACCACCGATTTCGGCGAACCGAACTGCGCACCCGAGAACAGCGTGCCGCTGGTACCGTTGATCGCCGAGGACGAGATCAAGAAAGCCCCGTAGACCGTCAAGCTGGCAGTGAAGGTGAACGATGCCTGCGTTGCCGAGTTGGTGATTGACTGACTCACGGGCGGCGCCGAACTCCAGGTCTGCCGGACCCCAGCCGTGTACTGCGTCACCTCACCGGCATTAGCCGAGATCGTCGCCGCTGTATCGCTTGCCAGAATGGTATAGTTGTTAGAAAAGAGCGCAATGTACCACGCGGTCACCGCCGACTGAGCGCCGAGCGCAGCTCCCAGGAGATAGTTAAGTCCCTGATTGACAACGATGTTCTCGATCTCGAACTCGTCGATCACCCGCCTGGCCCGGATGATCTTTCCACGAATGCGCCCACCTAGATCGATCTTGGTCCTAGGCAGCAGCAATCGCCGATCGGGAACCAGCAGCGGCTTCGGCAACATGGAAGGTCCTCCTTCATGAGCATCTGGCAAAGTGGCACTTTCTATATCGGCGAGACCTGGACCATTGCCGGCCATGTTCGGGACGCCAACGGCGCCATCGTCGACCTCACCGGCGCCACCATACAGTTACGCATCACACTGGGCAATTCGGTGATCTTTGACCTAGTCGGTGTGATCATTCCGCCTCCTAGTGCAGGCGCCTATCAGTTCGAAATCACCCCTGCTCAGCAGGCCCAGGCCAACCTGGCCTTAACCACTTACCGGTACGAGGTCCGGGCCACGCTCGCCGACGGGACCGTGACCGTCCAGAACGTGGGCGAAATCACCATTGTCCCCTCCAAGTTCGTCAATTTCCCAGTCCCAACAAGCATTACCCTAGTCGAGCAGATGTCCATCGGGGCGAGCCATACCTAGACGATCACCTCACTGCCAGCCGCCAAAATTTCATCGATCTCCAAGAACAACGTCTCGGCTTCGGGAACGATCTGGACCTCCATACGGCCGATCGGGCCCCAGTGCTTGCGCAGATTGCGGATGCCGACTGCCGCGCTTTCCACGGCGAAGGCCGGGCAGCTCTTCGACAGCGCCTGGAACTCCGCGCCCGTCCCACTACCATAGTTCTCCCAGTCATCGCCGCTGCAGCTCACGCCATCCTCGAACGCCTTCAGCTGACATTGAGGCTCCGGGGCCTCCAGCGCATGACGGTACTCGTCAAAGAGCGTCTCCGCGTCAGTCGCGCACGCGCGGTAGTTCCAGCTGGTCTGAAAAAGCCCGGCCTCGCAGGTGTCGCTCTGGACGTTATCCGCAGTCTGGTCGCGACCGCAGCAATGCTTGCCCGAACTCTCGCGCATCCCGAGCCCGAACAAAAACACAAACACCGCTCGCAGCACGGGACGACCAGGGAGACCAGTCTGCATACCGATCTTCATGAACTGGTCGCGATAGAGCGCGAGCGCATCGTGCTCAGTATCACCCGTAATATCAGCCTTGGCGATCTCGTGCATCGTCATGTCGCCACGCTCGAGCTTGCGGACGCACGTGGCATAGGCTAGCGCCATGCCCTTGGTATAGGCCAACGGGGCGACGCCACGATCGTCCCAGATCAGATCAGAGACGTCGCTCTCGGCCGCCGCCGTCTCGATCTCGGCGATCACATCGGATGCCAGCGGCTCGAGCATCGGTGCCGGGTAAGGCCCCAAGTCGTAGACCTCGGCGAGCTTCTCCCACGTCTCCGGCCCGACGACACCGTCATTGGCCAGATTGTGATCATCCTGGAATTTCTTCACCGCCTTCTCAGTCTCGGGACCGAACGTGCTGTCCAAGTTACACCCCAGGCATTCCTGCACAAGCAACACCAGCGAGCCGTAGTCACCGTCTTGAATGGTCGGCCGGTCCATTTGTTCATGGTCCCTTATTTGGGAACCCCGAGCCACGAATGATCGTAACGTCAAGGTAATCCCCGATCGCCGCCGTCGCCGTCGGCGAACCTGCATTCTGCAATGTAGCGACGTACTGGTTCACGCCATCCTGCCGACGGTACAGTGCCGCGGCGCCGACCGACTCAGGAAAAATGTACTTGGGTTCTGTGATGTTGAGCGTATGACCGCCAGACGAACCGATGCAGACCCCCTTGGTTGTCATGAACATAATCGACACCTCGACCGGAGTTGTCGCCGTCATTGGTACTTGAGGCGGGTTCGCCAGCTCGGAAGGAATGTCCACCATAGAACCTGGGATCACGCCGCTGTCCATGACCCGCGTACGCTTCATCTCGGCAAACGTCGGTCCAGTCAGGAACCAAAGAGCCTCTTTCGTCCCTACATAAATTCCATCTTGAACCGTCCCGATCATGGTAAGGTCGGCCTCGAACAGCTTGTATCCGGCCGTCTTATCCACAAAATTATACAACCACAACTCAGTCGCCCACAGCGTCGGACCCTGCCCAAGATACAATCGACCATTGTAATGAGACATGCACGTCGCATATGGCGGCTGGCTCAAAAGCCGCCCGGCAACTGGCGGCAGCGTCTCCGTCGGATTGACCACCGGCGAAAGCCAGAGGTCGGTCGGATCGCCCCACGATTCCCAGCTACGCGCGGGGATGTTCACTATGCCACGATCGACTTGGCTCACATAGTAGACCTGGTCTCCAACCTGCGCATAAACCAACGGCAACATGCCGGCGCTCGGATTTGTGCCGATCGGCACCAAATCGTCGTATGAATAATCAGGATTGATGATGCTGAGATTCCCATTGACCACTCCCAACACCACCCCCTGATACGACGTGAACAATGAATGCACATTACCAGGGAGCTTTAGCACGTAACCACGCCGTCGGGATGGCTGACCGCTATCGTCCAGCACAATGTTCCTGGCACGCACTAAATCCTTGTCACCTAGTCTCTCGGGCTGCAGCGTATTTTTCAACCCGTCCCAACTGCTCAGAACTTTGCCAACCTCGGCCGGCGCCGGCAACGGCGTTTGAGACTGCTCGACAGCTTGGAGGTTCGCCCGAGATCGCACTACCATCACTGCACCGGTATGTTGCCGTAGCGCAGCGCTCCGCGCTCGCCGATATCCCGCGGTGTCACTCCGATCGGCAGGCCCATACCACGCGCGTACGCTGACGCGCGCATGTGCGTCGCAAGCTCACGTCCGAAGCTGGCTTGCGGCGGCATCAGCCCTGGGTGATCGATCTGCCACTTACCAGCCTCGTTCATCCAGTCATTGAACATCCCCCTGTCACCTCGCATATATGCCTGCTCCAAGTGCCGGACAATGTTCGACGAGTTCAACTCCCGCATAGTCGTCAATCCCTGAGACTCTCTCCGCACCTCCTCGTATTCGGCGTATTTACCTGGATCGAGTCCCATAAACGTTTTTGCAATATCCCAACCGTTCGCCGTAATCGGCAGCGGCTGTCCAGTCAAATTGTTGACAAACCCACGCTCACCGAGTCGCCAAGCCTCCAGAGGCGCCTTCAAAATTTCCGGTGCCGCCTTAATCCCACCATTGAGATAGTCGCCATTCATAAAATCACGCGCCATCGAAACAACGTTAAACAAATCACCAACTCCGGCACCACCCATCGATTTGAACCAATCGCGCTCCTTGTCCTCAAGCTTACGTTTCTCAAACATATAGGTGAGGCTCGACGTCCCAGGTACAATCCCCGCCTCGCCGAGATGCGCAAGGTCTATTCCGACTGCGCGCGGCAATCCACGAGCTATGATCTCGCCCATGTCCTTGCCCATCAAATCGGACATCCAACTCCGAAATGCCGCTGTTAAATCCCAATCATCTCGGTTAGTCGCCAGGTTCAACACCTGATCAAAAACCGAAGACGCCAACGACAACAACGGTAGCCCCAACACACCAGCAAACATCGTAGTTGCGGCGCCATGACCGATCAACCATCGTTTTGCTTCCGCACTCGCTTGTTCATTGCCCTTAAAATAATCATGAACCTCCTGGTAAATCTTACCAGTCATACGAATTTGCCAGCCCATAAACTGGTTGATCAATGGTGAGTATGCACCAAAGTTACCACCACGTGAGGTCTGTCGTGCATTGAGACTGGCATCCCAATTCCCCTGGCTGTCGTTGATCGCCCGATCGACGAACCGCTCGACCGGCATTTGTACGCCAGTCTTCGGGTCTATGTACCCAGTCTTCGCATAAAGATCATGTGCTGCTAAACCCGTTACTAACCTTGGGAAAAGCTCGGCGTAGAGCCCCATGGCATTCGCCGCCTTCAACATCGTATTCGGAATGACGTGTCCCAGATTCGAATGCTCGGTCATCTGCGTTGAGTACATGGCTGTTCCCATGACCCCACGCGACACCATCCCCATGACCTTATCGACATCTTGAGCGGTGATCCCGAGACTTTTTGCATAATCTGTTTCCAGTGCATCGCGCGTAATCCCGGCCGTATTCCAATCCGGGCTAGCCATAATTGCCTTGACGATCGCAATTGCTTTACCACCGTTATTCCACATAGCCTTTGCTGCCATTCCGTAGCCGTGCGTCTTGGCAAGCTCTGGATAGGCGGTCGTCATCAGCTGTGACATCAGCGTCAGAAAATACACAGGCGACGAACCAACATGGATGGTATGCGAAAGATGCCGGATCGCATCGAGCATAGTCGGCGGCACGTAGGTCGACCTGAGTCGCTCGCGCAGCATCAACTCACTTACAGCCTGCGAAGCCGCGAGCGCTGTGTTGGTACCAGGCTGCGTGTGGTTGAGATCATGAACCTCATTCGCCATCTGCTTCGACAGTATGCCGACCTCATCTGCCATCGTTATACGCCCAAGGCTACGGCTCATGACCTGAGAAGCATAATTTGCACTCTCCGACATGTCCCTGCTGAAACCTTGGACGTTGGCCCGCCGCGTCATTAGCCGGCCGATCGAGTTCTCAGCCATCGTGTTCAACAAGGTGCGCTGCAAATCCGCGACTTGATTCCCGAACGCCTCGTTCATCTGTTCTGTAGTGCCCTCATCAACTCCTTCCAAATCTTTCGGCCGGCTAGCTATCATCTCCCCAACAGCTCGCCGCATGGCCGCTGGAGCAATCGTTTCAAACACATGGGTCGCCTCACCGGCACCGACGTCTTTTTCTCCTTGCGATAGGAGACCCTTATTCTGCGCCTCCTTCACCACCTTGGTCAGCTCGCGCATCTCAGAAGGACTCTTCACGCGCGTGTACATTGTGTTGTTTTCGCCGTTCAACATAAGCGCAATATTATGAAACCCATTAGCGTCCAGATGTTCGTTGAACTGAGCGAGTTTTTCCTTGTCGATACTCCCATCCGGATTAGTAAACAGCTTGGCAGTAATAAAATAATTACCATCACGGCCGAGATGAAAGTACGGTGCTTTCGCCGCTGCATCGCGCCGATTCTGTACCTCATCAAGAATGGCGTTGGTCTTACCAACCTTGTCCTTTATATCAGCGCGTTGATCTCTCAGGTCTTGCAATTCTTTAATATAGTCCTCTCCCGATGTCTTACCCTCTTTACGCAAAGAAGCTATTGTCGCCTCTTTGACCTCAATCGCCTTATCAAGCGGCACCTCCGTACCACCTACCATCACCTTCGTGTTGGCTAGCTTATCACGATATTCGCTCAAAGATTTCTGCTTGGCAGTAACAGCGTCTTTGAAAAATTTCTCTGTCTTAGTCGGATCGGTATGTATGTCAGTGCGCTGATCAAAATCTTTGAACACATCCCGCATATTATACCCAGGACCAAGCACCCGCTCCGCCGTCTGCAGTCGATCCGTCAAAACAGCATGTAAATCCGCTGACGCTTTCGCTCGCAACGCCTCGTAAACTTTCTCACCGCCGCTCATAGGATCGACCTTACCGGTCACCGAATCAACTATACGAGTCATAGTTTTTAGCTGATCCCATTTATCCGCAAGCTCCTGATATATCTTCAACCGGCCAGGAGTATCCTGGATATCCTGCGGCGCAGGCTTCCTCGGGTCCATCCCATAAAAAGTTGCGTCAGCCATAATACTATGCACCAAGTCTTTTCCGTCTTCAGAAAGCGTATTAACCAGAGTACGCGCCATCTGACTGCCTTTGTACAACGCACCTTCTCGAGCTTCTCCTCTCGATAGCGCTTCGAGATACGGCCGCATCGACGCAATCGCATCACCATACAGTTGACCAAGACGATAACTATCGGTCCAGCCAAACGAACCCTTACGAATAGCGTTCCTCATATCAAAACCGCCAGCACTTGCGCCCGCCCTGAACGCATTCGCTAGCTGCTGGATTGTCGATTCCCGAGCCTGATCACCAGCATTAGCTGACGCTTTCGATCCAAGATTTCTGGCAAAGCTGTCAGGTCCCACATAAGCATCGTTCGGAAACTGATCTCGTTCCTTTATCAGATCATCACCCAACGACATGATGCGATCAAATGCGTTATACAATCTTGGATCTAAACCAAGAGCACTACGCCCAGCATCGATAAGCCGGTCCCAGAGGCTCGTGCCTTGCACGAACTTTGATTTCAAGAAATCGCGGTAGACCGAATTGGCAAATGCTTCAGACACCATTTCATGTGCGTCGGTGATCCCAGCCTGGTCACCCGTACTCTTGAGCTGCTCGTAGATGCCATGCATCTCCTGCGCCGCGGCGCTAGTGCCATCCAACACCTTGTGAAAGACCGAGTGCGCCGCTTCATGGAGCGTCGTCGCTACGGCGCTCCCCGCGTTGTACAGCATCGAGGTTTTTGATTTCGGGAAATACTCACCCTCTTTATCAAGAACGTCATCTCGAAAACCTGTTTTTATGTCTTTCGGCATAGCCTGATAAAGCTTCGCAGCAAGTCCAGCTTCTTCTGCGTCAGGTGTATTCTCAATGATATGACCGACAGCATCATGTAACAAAACACCACGTAGATGCTGATCAGTCACATCGGCAGCGAGCTGCGACACCGACAATCCATCTCGCGAAGCAATGACCCTAGCACGCGATCCTGGATCATCTTCAATACTATTCTTTTGAAGCCACTGAAGCACCGGCTCATGCTGCGCCCCAAGATAATTACTCACCGCCTTGCCTTGCGACACGCTACCTTTCAATTTACGAAGACCAATACCAAGTGTTTCAGGATCGTTTGCCAAAACTCTGGCTAACGCTTCCGGCCCAGGTGGCGCTTTCGTGATACTCGCCAACCAGTCCGTATGCGCTTGGTACGCCGCGGCCACATCTGGGCGATTTATATCTAACTTTGACCCTAACTCCTTCAACTTTTGCCGCGCAGCGGATAGCGCCTTCTCAATATCGATCTCCGGTGCCTGCACCGCGTCAGAACGCGGCGTTGGCTCCAAGTCGGGAGACACATGACCCCCAGGCCGCTGCGCCATCGCCGCAGCTTCATCCTGCAAGCGCTTAGCCCGGACATTAGCCTTCTCAGCCAGACCTGGATTGTTATCGGCCAGCAGCGACATCTTGATTACTGTCTCTGCTTCATCGTTCAACCGCTTCTTGGCAGGAGACTCAGGAAGCTTATCGGCCACAGCTTGAGCGCCATTGACCGCGGCCAGGCGATCCTCTGCCGTCTCGATCGGCGCTTTATCGGTAACTGGAGTTGCAGGCGTCCCCTTCGGCCCACCTATACCCTCACGAATACCGTCACTATAAGCCTGCCGCTGTTCAGGCGTACCACTTGTCAAGATTTCAGAGCCAGCAGCAGCCTTAGTCCCTAGCAAGCCCTTTCGTACGTCATTGATGCCAGCATCACGCGCAGATTGAAGATCAGGTGCAGGCGCAGGTGCAGGCGCAGGTGCAGGCGTAGGCGTAGGCGTAGGCGTAGGCGTAGGCGTAGGCGGCGCTCCAGGCTCAGGCGGCGGTTGCTGTGCTTCGGGACGAAACTCTGGGCGGAGCTTCGTCCCATCCTCTGTCAGGAGATCGAACGCCTTACCGAAGGTCTTCAGCCCCGCTCTCAATTTCCTGTCACCATTCGCAACAAGTTCAGCAAGTAGTTGCTGCTTTGCTGCAAACCATGATTCGGGTGACGCTGCCGCTTGCGCCAATACCTCATCAGAACCCTTCTGAAGGAACCTACCCGTGAAATCTAGAACAGGCGGCTGAGCAGCGGGTACAGCACCCACAGCAGGAGCGCCCACAGCAGGAGGCTCACGGGGAGGGCCACCAAGAACTCCCGCAGGAGCTTTCTCAGATCCAAGTGGCACCTCCGGTGCAGGCGGTGCAACTCCCGCTGCTCGTCGCTCGAATTCCTGTCCCAACATTTCAGAAGCGCGCAACATTGCTTCATCTTGCGGATTAATAGCCAGATTCTCTTGTACAGCATGAAAACGTGTCATCAATTCCTGAGGCGACATACCTTGCAACGGTATGGTTTCTCTAGTCGCTGGCGGCGGCAATAACCCTTGCGGCGGAGGTTCTGCAGCTTTCGCAGCTGCTGTCGCCGCTTCTCGTCGCTGCATCTCCGCATTAAGCAACCGAAGCTCTTCAACAGTAGCCTGTGTCCGATGCTCACGCATCAAAGTATCTATGCGCCCAAGTATCTCACCACTCGGCACACCCTGTAACGGCGAAGGCATCTCGATTGGTGTTTCACCCGGCCGGTATGTTATCTGCGGTGGTCCTGCGGGCGGAGCTGTAGGCGGCGGCTCAGCTTCAGGTGGCTGTGCTGCAGCTGCATTCCGCCGCTTCACCTCTTCATAGAGTCTCCCAAACTTATAATCAGCTTCTGTCTTACCCTCTGGTGTCCGCTGTGGAGCCAAATCATTTAAACGACGCATCAACTCTTCAGGAGGCAAACTCTCAATCGGTATCCATAGCTGCTTAATCGGATCAGTTGCCTTCACCAAATCAACATCACCAGGCGGCGTAGCAACATTTTTATGAAGCGCACCAGCTACACCACCCATGAGCGCGCCGAGCCCTGCACCGCCCAAAGCCTGACTCACGATCTCAGACGCTCGATCCGCGAAATCACGATTTGGATCACCCATCTGCTGAGTCAAGAACGCTGTCGCCCCGCCCGCAACTGCCTGCGTTGCGGCACCGTGAGCAATGCCGCGCATGATCCCCTTACCAAAGAGTGACTCTACCCGCCCCGGCAAAAATCCTTGTAGAGCTGCTTCTGGCACGCCGAGCGCCAATGCCTTACCTGGCTCAGTAAGTTCTCCGCTATAGTCGATCTGCCTCTGAACGTTCTCACCAGCCGCGGGCAAGAACGCCGCTCCTGTCGCACCAAGCAAGCGCAACCGCGCTGCAGCCGACAGTCCAGCAACTGCGGCACCCGCAGCTTCCTCTGGCGCCGCAAGCGCCGCCAGGGCTCCGCCGCCAATCATCGCGGCTCCCATCGGCACCATCTTCGCAATGGTGTAAGGAAGCCCGGTTAGCGACCAAGGGTGCTCCTCCAGGTCTGGCCGCTCGAATGTTTGCTCAGTCTGGTACTGTCGCTCAGCCCAATCACCAATAGCGTTAGCTGCATCAGTCGCACCAAACAGCTGAGCGCCAGCCTGGAGCCCACGTGCTCCCGCCGAAAGTCCACCATAAAAACCAGCCCCAAGACCAGAGGTAAGCCAGTTACTGGTATTTGGCGGCGTTCCCGGACTTGTCGACATGTCCGGGAACGGCGCCAGGTAAGTCGAGAACGAAGAAAAATCTGCGGGCATCATTCTTACCTAATAAGATCTGGGTCTATAGGTGCGAAACCTCTTTGCGTTATCCCGCCATACTGCTTGCCGTACTCCATAAAGTCATTGATTGCTTTTACTCTCTGCGCCTCCAGCGCATCAATAGCAGCTTTATTCTTCACCTTGTCCTGAGCCTCCAGCGCCGCTTTATCGGCAGTAAACTTGTTAATCTTCGCACCCACAGTGTTAAAGATTTGTCTCGCTACCTGCTCCTGCGTGGTCATCCCTGCCGCTCGTTGGATGTAAGGCCCGAACAATGCCAATGCGGTCCTCGTCGGCATCTTGGACACGGCATCAACGAACTCAGCGTCCGAGTATTGATGATGATCAGTAGCAAGATGTGCGTCCTCTGGTGAAACGTTATTTTGAATTATAGTATTCGCAGTTTTAGTAGGATTAGCTACAGATCTGCCGTTGATACCATTAGGATCATTCGCAGCCGCATGAGCAGCCGCTGACGCCTGTATCATCTGCTGAAATTGTGGAAGCTGTATCGTATTCGCATAACTAACCGGATCATGCTCGGCCATACTTATTTCATCAGGATTGTTCATCAAATGCTGCTGTATCGCCGGATTATTAAATGTGTTTGCCGCCTCTATCCGGTCGTTGATAACTTTATCCGAAGTAGCATTACCGCCAAAGAAATTTATTACTCGTTCAATACCCAACGGCCCCTGCTGAAGCCTACCAATTCTAGCAGCTTTCTCCTGATCATTCATGAATCCTGCTAGCGCACGCGTCGCTGCTGACGATTGAGGATTGTCCAATGCGCCGCTGTAATCACCAGAAAACAACTGACTGGCACCGCTAGGCGGTCCTACTGTTGACACTGGTACTTGCGCCGCCCGTCCTCGCATGCCAATCGCATCGCCAAGCATCTGACGAAATGCTGTAAGTCCAGATACAGGTGCTGGAGCCGGAGTAGGTACCTGCGATGCATCTGGTGCCGACACATCAGGTGTGCCGTCTGCATAACGCGCTACGCCGCGCTTGAGCGGTGCCATGTCAGTACCTCTCATAAGACCATCCATTACGACCGAAGCCCCACTGCAACGGCCGGAACATCTTCGACTGCGCGTCCCGCTTCATGTCGCTGATCGCATCATCGAACGCAGCGCGGAACTCCTTGGCACGATCCCACGCACCACCGCCAGCAACATCGAGGTCAACCCCACGCAGCGCCAAGTACGCCGCCCAGTTTAGACTGTCCATATGATGCTCTTCCGGAATCTCAGGATAAGCATCCGGCTGACTGATGCTCAACGCCGTAAGCGGCAAACGCGCAACACGCATGTTGCCAATAACGTTATCGTACGGTGTCAAGGGTATCGGGTATAGCCGCAACTGAATTGCTCTCGAAGACCCGTTTGTATCCTGGATCACACCCTCGTCCGTCGACCACGCCAATGGTTTACCTGGCGGCATCTGCGCGAGCTGCGCCGGATCAAAGAAATAAGTATCAGGCTGGCGGTACGTATCAAAATCGGCGTGTCCTGCGCGAGCCAGATCGGCCCGATCTCCGGTCATTCGCACAGAGATTACGCTGACAACATGAGGATCGAGCGTATAAAACTGCTGGTTGGATATCGTCGTAAACTGACAAATACTCGGCGTCACTGCATCGCGGATGCATTTAGTTTGCCGAGCAAACCGATTCACACCTTCGTTGATGTACCGAATCAGCCCCGTGTCAGACCACAGATAATCCGACGCACCGGCGACCTGATCGGAGACATCCCGAAGCATGTGATGTCGCAGCTCCGCCAGCATTTCATCGGTGCGCATAGTTCCTCCTACAACGACCACCGCCGACCACTTTCGCGCATTGCTTTCACTAACACAGCGGCAATTTCTTGTGCGAACGCATCAGGTAATCTCAATACCGTTTGCAGCCTCTCAACCATAAAATCACGAAGCTCATGCGCCTCACAAACACGTTCAGCTTGATTGTCACTACCCACTTAATCGACTCTACGATATGGAAACCTCAATCGCTGACGATAGCCCGTGACTTGTTGAGTCTGCGGACTAATGATCGGCACCGAGATGACAGCGTCATTCAAGACGCTGAGCACCTCTTGCGGCACGGATGCTTCGACACCAGCCATCAACAAATATGGCCGGCCATTGGCCGAGATAAACAACCCAGTCGGCGGGATCGAGGTGTCTTCCTCCAGAATAACCTTAAACCGCTTGGCGGTCTGCACCGGAGGTGACACCACCGGAGCAGGTGCATCAGATATCGTAGAGCGCGCGTTACGCGGTGTTATTGTCTCAGTATCCTCAGGAAGCGCAGTGCTCATTCGTCATCATCCTCTTCAGCTTCATCTTCATCGACCGCCATGTCAAAGCTGGTATCAAAGTCGTCCCCCTTGGGCGGTATGATCTTGTCAAGATTCTTGGTGAGAAACTTGATGACATCCTCCTCATCGTCAAAGACGAACTGTCGCTCAGGATTCTGCCAGGCCCCCTTAGATTTCTCGTTCTTAGCGCGAATCTCCGGATCGTCCATACAGACAACGAACCCATTCTGTGCACGTTCGATACGTATGCTGTTCATCACGTTCATCCTTGGCGCGTTGGCTGACTCTATCACCGTGAAGCGCTTCCCTGAAGCACCATCCCGCTCCGGCGCCCATACAGAGCTATGACCGGCTCGAGGACCTGGACGCTATACGCATTACCGACACCAGCAGCCGAGCCAACGCCAAACACCACATGCGGCGTCTGCCCGAACATACGCCCGACACCATTAGCCTGCCCGACCGAGAACATCATGCCGGAGGTCGAGCTGATCGCTGCCGCGTCGCCGATACTAGGAGCCTGGCCGAGAAAACCAGCAGCAGCCCCAACGACGCCAAGCCCTACGGCGTTACCAGTGGCCTGGACGATAGCACTGCCAACCCCCACCGCCGTGCCCATCCCGCCAGCACGCGCGACGACGGCGCCGAAAGCTGCCGCGATCCCGGCTCCTTGACCTACGGCATTGCCCACCGCGGCAACCAACGCCAGGCTAGTAGCACCCGCGGTGCCAGTCGCACTGGCTTGCGCCCCACCAACCTCCGGCATGACAGCGAAAGCGCTACCGGCACCGATCGCTAGACCAGTCGAGTCAGCCTCGAAAGCATACTCCGCAAAGGCGTTCCCGTAGCCATTGGCGATCCCGACAGCACCATAACCAGAGACACCCAGCGCCCCGCCAAAGCCAGCGGCGGAGCCTGCCACCCCAGCCTGAGACACGCCCGCCGCATCGCCATAACCAGCCGCATAGCCCGACACACCTGACATGGACGGCGCCACGGCATGCCCGATACCAGTGGCGTTGGCCACGCCGCTAGCCAGAACCAGAACCGCAGACGCTCCCTCGGCACCGCCGGCTCCACTCGCCGTGGCAAAGCCGGCGGACCCGCGAACACTCGACGCGTGCGCTGCCCCAACCCCACTTGCCTGACCTTTAGCCTTCTTCTGCTTACCACCGGGGGTGGTGCTGTAAGCAAAGGCGACGCCGGTGCCGGTCGCGAGCCCGATCGAGACCAAATACCCGCTGCCAGTCGCATAAGCAGCACCGATGCCAGCAGCAGTTCCTACTATCAACGTACCAACGGAAGCTACGCCGGACGCCGCGCCAATGCCGGCCGCTTGGCCTGGCCGAGCTAGCACTGCGGTACCGACTGCCGCAGCGCTGCCTACGCCAACCGCACTACCAAGCGCCGACACCGTCACGACGTCGGTCGTGATCGTATCTACGACCACGCCACTGCTGTGACCAAAATTATCTGTGAAAATGACAAGCCCAATGCCGCCAATGAGCGCCATAGCTCACACGCGCAGCCGGGCCGCGTCCATCCGAGCCTTGATCACATCTGGATCATGCACACCGTCGGCGTAACACTCCAGCACTGCGTTGCTCATTGCCTTCTCGATGGCGCGCGCTCGCGACACGCTCGTCTCTGACATTGCCTTGACGGCAATACCAACCGCCTTGACCTCATGCGGATAAAGCCGGGCCGCCTTCGGCTTCAACCAGTCAGGCAGCGCTGATGGTAAACTACGCTCGGCGAGCCAGGAATGCGAGTAACAACGCAGACGCACCGGAATAGTCCCAGCTGCCGTACGGGCATAGTGGATCGTCACCAGTGCTTCTTCGTTATTCTTTGGCTGGGGTAAATGCGGTGAAACCTTGAACCACAGATCACAAATCCCGACAACGTCGAATTCAATCAGACATCGTCGGAATGCATCTGCATAATTCATTCATTGCAACGTGATTGTAGTGGCTGTGGTTAAAACCGGCGTCACGCCCGAGCCCGACACGATGTTCGGCGTGACCGTGCCGCCCCAAAGGATCGGCGTCGCGCCGCCGCCAGTCTTACCGGTCGAAAAGTTGGTCACCGTGCCGGCGCCGCCAGTCCCAGCCGGGAACGTAATGTTAGAGACCGGTGACATGCTTGCAGGACCGGCTCCCGTAATCGTCCAACCGCCCACCGTGCGTGGCACGCTCGCACGCGCGTAACCCGTATAGGCAACCTCGCTGGTCGATTGAGTGCCACCTGTGCCCGGGTCAGCCGTATGCAACGCGATCGAGATGTTGGTCTGAGGTGTACCCGCAGCGTTGTCCGCATAGTTCGCCCAGGCCACAGCCTGATAGATCAGCTGCAGGATTGCAGTCTCGGTCGTACCGGCAATGGCCATCGATCAGCCCTGAACGTGGAAGCAGATCACCTTGCCAGTGCCGACCAACGCGGCGGACAGGGTGACGTTGGTGTTGCCTGCCGGATCGGAGGTGACCGTAATGGCGCCTGTGGTGTCGACCGCCAAAGCAGCCGCCGAAGATTTCATGGTGTTGGTCGCTGGCATGCCCAACTGCCATTTCCACATCAACACACCAGTCACATCGGTGATCTCGACCTGCAGCGCCTGGAACCCGCAGTTGATCTGCACCGCATTACCAGCACTCGTAAAGAAACCAAAGACGTCAGCCGACGCCGTATTGGCCTGAATACAGTTACCGATCAGATTCCCCGGCCCGATATACGTCGGCGGGAAGGCGGTCGTATGCAGTGAGGCATCGATAATTTGTGTAGGCATAGGTAGCTCCCTATTAAGTAGGACTACGATCTCTCGATATCCACACCCGTTTTCCGTTACGAACTACCCATGTTCATTCTTCACTTTGCCTTAGCCGGCGTGACTGTGACGTCGATCTTGCCCACAGCGGGCTTACCAGTCTCGATCACCATAATCTCGGTCGCTGCCTCTGCCGTCGCGCCGCTCTCGGTAACGACACTAACCTGGATCGGCGCGCGCCCGGGCCCGGTCGCCGTCAAGTTCGCCGTCGTCGGATCAGATGGAGTGCCAGACACCTCCGGTGGCGGAGTGACCGTCACCGGCCCCATCGACGTCCATGTGGATGACACGATCTTGACATCGCCGCCTGACTCGTCCGTGAAGCTCACCTTCGCAATTCCGATGTCGCCAACGTTCATCTGCGGGCGAGGCGGCGCATCCTTAGGTGCTGACGCGGCCTGCTTGATACGAGCATCGTACTGCTCGGGTGTCACTGCCACCACAAACGGTATCGTTGCGGGCTCAGTCTTGCGCGGGTCAGCCTTGGACTGCTCGTGCTGCGCCTGATGCTGGTTGGTCACTAGAAATCTCCTCCAAACCCATTATGACGTGCTCACCATTACGCCGTGGCAGTGACCTCCAAACGAGCCATGAACGCATCCTGCAAGATCACAGTCCCCGTGTAGAGCTTCCAACCGCAGGTACCTCTTTGCGCTAGCGGATCACCAGGGGCCGGCTTGGGGTTGACCACCATCGGAGTCATGCTCGACTTGCCCTTGAGCGGAACCAACCCAAAGGCGTCACGCCCAAAGTAGAGCACAGGGTAGACGTCCCAGTTCACGCCGCCGGTCGAGCGATAAGTCGTC